TGAACGAGCGATCGGCATCATCGCATTGTTCATCGTGCCGTCAGGAAATTTCATGAGCGAGATAAGTATTTTTGGCCGACACATGACGAACGACGATTGCAGCACAGTTCGGCAATTTTTCAATGGTCGCACGATGCGAGAGGAGGTATGGTTTGATCGCGTCGTGGAAGGACGGGAACACGCAAACTGGACGACGTATCACGTATGGGACTTTCGCGACAACGGCCAGATTGCGGACGCGAACAAGTTCCGAGATTTGGGAAAAGCACAATCGGACTACGATCGGCGAGTCGAGGAGGTGATCGCATTGAGCAGCGAACCAGTGTTTGAGTTCATCGAGTTCAACCATCGTCGCAAGGCGAGAGGTGCGAAGGCGGCTAGGGTCGCCTGCGACGGTGAATGGTTGTGGATGTCGAAACGCGACATCGAGTTGAATATTCGGGATTTTGGACCTCGCCCCGAATTGCTCAAGGCGATAGAGAACTACAGGTAGGTCCGATGAACGCTTGTCATAACCGGGCAACCGAAAGTTATTATGAATACAAAAGAGACGTTGCCGGTTGCTCCGGTTCATGACTTTGTTAGCACGCCTTTAACGTTTGGTTCCCTCTTCGCAGGCATTGGCGGAACTGCGAGCCAACGGCAGCAAGGCCGCACCGGGATTCATGCGCCCCGAAGGCGTTGTGTGTTTTCACGTTGCGGGCAATTTCGGATTCAAGACCACGCTCGAAAAAGACGCGGAACGTAAATCCGCATAACGCTTTGATTATCCCGTTTTGCGGCGGGAAAACTAAACTCAACCAATTGATCTCGACCGCAAACGGGATCGATCAATTGTTAGGATCGCGACCATGGCAGATTTTTACGTTACCGAAGAAAAGGCGATGGCACCCGGCATTGCCGGTGATTGGCCGTTGTTTATCGCCAAGCCAGACAGCCCACACGGACGACTGGCGAAGATACCCGGTCTGCAACAGAGGATGGATGGAGCCGTTGAGGAGTTGACGCTGTTAAGCAATCTGGGCAGCATCCCAGAGCAGCAACGCCAGATCATTGGCGACGTTGCTGGCGTTCTTCGCTCGGTGTTTTCGTCATCCTAACGCTGCCGTTGATCGGTCGGCGATGAAGAAATTCTGCAAACCAAAAGACTTAAAGGAATCACGAATGAATTCTCCCGCCGATCCGCATCCAACGGCTTGTTCTACTTCGACGGTCAACCCGTTAACCGACGGCGAGGCCGCGTTATCGTCGTGGTTGCTTGTCGAGATTGGGGAGATTCGTGTATCGCAGTTGTGTGGATCTGGACATGCAGCGATGTCGCAATTGATCGAACTGACCGGCACGGATTTCGTTGATGGTGCCGTTCGCGAATGGATTTGCGACGAAGACAATTGGGACCGCGACGAAGAAGGTGAGTATTTCCGATGGCGATTCAACCCTACAGGTCTGTGGGAGTTCCAGGCCATTCGTGTTTTGTCGTAAGCAGAACGTCTAAAATTCATCGAGTCGCGGCGATGAACCTAACTATTTGAAAAGAGCACGACCGCGACTTCGATGCAATTTTTTGTTCGCAGGCTAAGGAGTTTTGACATGGACATTCAGAGATTGAGAAACCTTACAACCAGCAAGCTGCATACGAAAATGCAGGACATCTATCAGGACTTGGATTTCATCACCCGTGACGGCGGAATCATGACGCACATGATTCCGCGAGTGATGCGAGCCGTGGAGCCTTGGTTGCGAGAGCAAGTAACGGACGAGCGATTTTGGGACGGCCAGCACGATCCAAGCCACGTCGGAGATTACCCGTTGCGAGAGATGACGGTCGAAGAAAACGAAGCGGCCATGAAGCGATATGCGGCGATGCCGAACCCGCTGGCAGGCAAAGAGGTTTTGGTTGTGCAGGTTTAGTCCTGCGAACGCTTGCGATATGTGGTCGCGAGCGAAAGACATTGACCAAACCAAACAACATTGAACGAGCGATCCACATCATCGCTTTGTTCGTCATCCGAGGACCAATAGATGCCAAACAATTTCCTGACCATTGGGCTTTGTGCTAGAGACTGGCTCGCACTCGAAGCCATCGGCAAAGAGGATTACGACGAGATTGATTTCGAGTCGCTGAAGGGTGCAAACCTTTGCGAGTTGATGTCAAAGTTGCCAGATGAGCTAGCTGGCATTGTCGCGTCAAATCCGAAATGCCGCTATGTCCACAAGACTAGCGGCGAAGTGTCGAAAGATTGCAACGGACCCAAGCACGATGAACGCGACCAGTGGGAGCGAGTTGCTTTGACCGAAGATGAAATTACCGATCTGTTTTCCAAGCACGGCGCAGCCGATTGGTTTGACTGGCAAACGAAAGAGTGGGGTACCAAATGGGGCACCTACGGATTGAAAGTCCACGAACTTGGGGGCGACGGTTCGCCGATTTTGATTGAGTTTCAAACGGCGTGGAGGCCGCCAACGGCGGAGATCATGCAGCGAATTACCGAGTATCTTTGCAAAACGTATTGTCTCAAAAACATCAGGTGGATAGGTCACAATCCATACGACAACGAAACGGTTGACATCGAGTTGGCAGCCGCAAGCTCGGTATGACGAACGCTTGGGTTCACCGTGTCGGGACGGTTGACTCTCCATTGCGAAAAGACGTGCAAGCCCGACATGGTGCAACCCATTGTTACGATCGCGACCTATCCAGGAGATGACATGATTACGAAAAGCAGAACAGAAGTGGTGGAAGCGGTGCTGTCCGCATTGCACCAAGAAATTGGCGGTGACGTGTTGTTCCGCGAAGTTTACTACGGGCTGTTTTGGAACGGCCCAGAGAAAGATCGATCACCCCGGCAGTGGTTTGACGACTTTCAGTGGTTCACGAAAAAGTTCGTCCACATTGCAGCAGCGAAAGATTTGCTGTTCGCTTGGCATACGTGCAATCCCGATAGCGACATCACACCGACAGGATTCAGCGACGATCAAATGACGATGCACTTCGAGCGGAAGTCGTCGTCGTAACGCATTGATTCACCGATTGCCGACGGTGAAATTAACCATTTCAAACACGCATCGACGGCAATCGGTGCAATCAATTGTTAGGAGTGCGACATGTGTTTAAGCGTTGCGATTTCCCGCCCAGATTGCGTCTTGGCAAAGGGTGAGCATTTAGGTTTCGAGTGGCAGGTTGTCCACAACGACGGCGGCTATCGGTGCGGATACGTCCGCGTTCCGAAGGGTCACCCGTGGCACGGCGTGGAAACGATGGAGCAACCCGTGGACGTTCACGGCGGTTGCACGTTTTCACAGCCGGATACGGATTGCGGCAAGGGCGACGACGATGCGTGGTGGGTCGGATTTGATTGCGCTCACGCTTGGGATGCGAGAGACCCAGACCTGCCGAACAATCGCGGATGGACTTCGACGGATTTCGTCGATGGTGTGGTGCGGTCGCAGTCGTATGTCGAAAGCGAGTGCCGCCGATTGTGTGAGCAAGCCAACGACGCCGCAAGCGGCAAGTGGGTTTGCCCCGATTGCGATGGCACAACCGAATCGGCGTTTGAACGTTGCGACGATTGTATCGTGCAGCCGTCGTCCACCTAACGCTAATGTTTACCGGGTTGCCACGGTAGACTCAAACTTTCAAACCAAACCAATTTTAACGCGGATCGGTGCATCCGCTTGTTCCAACTCGTGTAACCAGATGACGCCAACATTGATCCTAAAAGTCGATTGATTCTCCCGGCGGTCATCGAAAACCTCGCTATCCCGAAGAAATAAACAACCTGCTTGACTTATGAACGTATCTGGCTATAGTTCTCGTATGCAACTCACCGTCAAAATCAAATTGCTTCCTGACGCCACCCAGAAAGACGCATTGTTGCGTACTTTCAAGGCGTTCTATCTGTCGGCTAGTCACGCCGCCAAGGTCGGCTTTGATGCCAAGGTCGGCTTTGATGCCAAGGTGTTTTCGCAGCCCAGCATCCACCGCCTTTGCTACCGCGATCTTCGCGAGCAATCTACCATTGTCTATGACGAACGGATTATGCGATTCAAGGGGCTGACGCATGTTAGCCTTGGGTCGCTTGACGGCCGACTTGTAATTCCAATGGTGATCGCTGGCTATCAAGAGTCTCGGTTGCAGGAAGCAATTAAAGGCGACCAGGCTGACTTGGTTTACGTAAAAGGCGTTTTCTACTTGCTTGTTTCGATCAAGCTCGATGACGTCCCGAAGGATGTTTCCAGTAGCGTACTCAGCGTCGATTTCGGCGTAGCTAAGATTGCCGTCGATTCCGACGGCAATGCTTTTCCCGCCGACGAGCTTAAGGCCAAATGAGTTTGGTTTCAGGCTCGCCGGGACATTCTTCAATCTGTCGGAACAAAGTCGGCAAAGCGTCGGCTTAAATCCCTGTCCAAAGATGAGGCCAATTACAGGAGAACTAACAACCACCAAATCGCACGACGAATCGTTGACGGCACTGCCTTTGGGAATTGTGCTTGAGGTTATTCACAAAAGCCCCCGGATTTATCCGTGGGGATGTTTACTCACCAATTTTTTGTTCAGCCGCGAGAAACCAATGAGCAAGCCAGTTTTAGTAGTATTTGACGACGAAGCCAACAGTCGACAAGAATGGCGACCACACACGCACAAGGCCGAATCAATCAGCGATTCAATTGTTGAGCTTGAATTGTGGATGCAGGACAATCCAGAGGAAGTGTGCGAACACGGAATCGAAGACGCCGAGTATTGCCAGCCATGCAACGCAGAATACAAGCGAGCAGCAAGGGAAGACGAGCAATGAATCCGTACGATCCGCCAAGGGGGACACCGATCGAAGATTGGCCGTGGAGAACCATCGCAAAAACGGGCGTACTCATTGGATGGAATGTGTTTTGCGTCGGCGGTAGTGCGTGGCTATTTGGGGTCGTGTTGGTCAACGTGACAGCGTGGATGGCACAATACGGAGATTCGCAGGGGTGGTGGACACCGTTGAGGCCGTAATGACGATCAGAGAATTTTGCGAAGACAATGCGGTCACGCGGGTGGAAGAACGTGAATTGCGGTGGCACTTAGCGTGGCTCCGCTGGCTTGCGAAAAGCCGCAAGTAGAGAGAGAGAACGCTCGTGATCAAACGCGGGCGATAGAAGATTAACCATTGTATTCGACGTATGCCGCCCGTCGTTTGCATCATCGTTGTTGTGCGGCTACCGGGAATCAAAACATGATGATGCCACACGAAAGGGCGAAGCAGGCACCGCCGCTGCGGACAGATCGCGATCGACGAATCATCGACGCACTGGCGGTCGCACTAATAAAAGTCGGCGACGATGATGACCTCGAACATTGAGACTGATCCAATGGCATTGGGTAAGAAGATCAATGTTAATGATTTTAAGCACAATTGGATTGGTCAAGTTGTTGGGTTGTCCCAAGTGGAGTCGGGTCGATGAGTCTTTATTATCCTTCTCCTGGTTCGGACCCTGATTGTTTGCGTGATTATCAGGTGTTGTATGATATTGATGATTGGCATGAGGATTTCGGGCCGGTGGTTTGGTGGCGATGCCCCATCGAAGAGGCTCCATGGGTTGGAACTCCCCTTGATGACGATTTCATTGAGAACTATTACACGCATTGGTCGAAGTTGTTGGTTCCTCCGTCGCCTGAGGAATATAAGAAGGAAGTGTCTGAGATTGCTGCATCTTGGACCGAGGAAGTTCGGAAATATGGGAGATAGTTGTGGATATTCTTGAGCGTGGTGAGGTTCCTGAGGATAAGGTCTTCACGGTTACCTGTTCATACTGTAAGAGTGTGTTGAAAATGAGGCAGGATGAGGTAAGGTCGACTGAAAGTAAGGGCGGTGGCGTTACTCTTCATGTCGATTGTCCGATTTGTGCGAAGCCTATATTCGCACGTTAATGTGCACATTGGAGGGTGAGATGACACGTTCGTGTTTTGTGGCAGTTTTGATGTTGTTTTCTATTCCGGCATTTGGTCAGGAATTTACTTTGCTGGGTAAACCTAAAGCTGTTAAATCAAAAGCTGAGACAGTTAAGCCGGAGCCCGTTAAGCCGGAGCCCGTGGTGGTTAAACCAGAGGTGCCGTTGCCCACTCTCGATATGATTTCAAACACTGAGAAATCCGTAGAAACCCCCAAGACGATCAATTTCAGTCTGACTGGGAAGGAGGTTCCGGGCTCTAATCCGGAATACTTTCGATTTGATAAGGAGGACGGTAGTACGGTTCTTCTTTTACCATCAGGTGGGGCCGATTTTGGTATCGATGGGTTTCCTTATCCTGAGCCTCTTGGTTCTAAAAAGAGGCTCATCGAAAATTTCAAACCAAAAATCCCCACCGAGATCGAGCCCCCAAGCACGCCGGAAGTTGAAGAAAAAACGAAATTAAAGCTTCTTTCATATGAGAAAGCTTATGAAAAATCGATCATTTCTAAACGTCCTTTAATCGTGTTCGCTTTAAATTCAGATGAACACGTTGAATTAGTCAATGGTTTTATGGATACACTTAATAGTCTTGGGGCGTATAAGTATTTCCATTTTGCTGTGATTGATGGATCGGACCGCAGTTATGACGGTATATGCAAAAAACGGAGAGATCTGCAGGTGGTAGTCTGGTGGCATAAGGACAAACGTTGGCAAAATAGGATTTATACTAATTCTGTCGGTGCTCAAGAACTGTTCCAATTAGTTAAGGATTGGGTCGTCAAGCGTAAGGACAATGCTTGATTGGACGTCAGGATCGATCTTTCGTCGATTTTGTTCGGGGTCGGTACATTCAAACAGATTGCTCAATGCCGTAAGATTGATTGGATGATTTAATGGATTATGATAAATATGAACCGTGTTCAGATTGCCCCTTCCGGTGCGATATCAAAGCGTACCTAACTTATGATCGTGTCCAGGATCTCGAAGACTCTTTAGAGAGAGGGTCTTTCCCGTATCACAAAACGCTTGATTATAACACGCTCGAAAAAGCTGGGCATGAGGAAGGCGATCTATTGCCTGATGAAGTCGAGAAGAAGGCTAAGCATTGTGCTGGTGCTTTGATTCTTATGGAGAAAGAAGAACGTCCTTCCCAAATGATGCGGATCTGTGAACGGATTGGTCTTTATGATCGCCGGAAATTGGACATGGACGCCCCGATCTATGATTCTTTTGCTGATATGGCTGATGCCCAAGATAGGTAGCTGCCACAAAAATTAGATTTCGGAATTTAATCCTTAATCGATGAATATTTCTTTGTCGCTAATCTTCTAGAGATTTTTTAATGTCTGACGAATATCCCCATACGCCTGATTCGTATCCTTCTGATGCTCCCAAAAAGCGTTGCAAGCCCAAAAAGGATCGTGTTAAGCACTTCGAAGTAAGTTCAATGATTCAGTGTAAACTCGATTTTGATTTTGCATTAGCACTTGGGCAATTGTTGTTGGAAACCGAAACGGATGATAAGCGTTTTAAGTCATTCGGTCATCACTTGTGTAATCTTGCGGATGAAGACCAAAACTAATTAACACCTTGATCGACAACATGGATTCGTACCCACACTTTAAAGGAATAAAAATCAATGCGTTACTTGATCTGCCTGATTTTGGTAATGGTCGCTACGACGGCTCAAGCTCAAAGTCCTACAGATGTTCTGAAAGACGCTCGCTTTGAGTATCAGAATGCTGTCGAAGAACACAAACGAACCGGCAAACCGTTAGTAGTTGTTCTCGGTGCGTCATGGTGTGCCCCCTGTCTCCAGTATAAAGCAGATGCGATAGTTTCGGCAGCGAACGAAGTAATTCGAGACAAAGCCGACTACCATTTGGCAATACTGGATTACGACAATGATCGAGAGATCGCAGTGAAAATCTTGGGTGATAATAAAATGTCATTACCCTTCACGGCAATTTACTATCGCAATGGTCCAAATCTGAGAAAGACTCATTTTTATGAGAGGCACAATCTCGGATTTGTCAAGCGTGTACTCCAAAGTATCAGATCTAAGAAATGATTTTTTATCACGGTTCACTCAGACCCCGCAAGACGTGGGACCTTTCCTCGCTTGGGCAGGGTAATGATCAGTATGGGCCGGGGTGGTATTTCACGGATAATGAGAAAGTGGCCAAAGGCTACGCAGATGGGCCGGAGGGTGTCTTACAAAAGTGTGATATTAATGTCTCGAATGTATGTCCCAATGTTGGGGATACTAGTAGGCTCCGTTCTCGTGTGGCTAGGATGATGAAGTCCGCTCCCCAAGCACGCACGCATTTAGAAAATTGGGGAGAGAATCCTCGTGAAGCATTAAATCAGGCCCTTGATTTGACGCTCGACTCTACAGAAGGCCCACATGATCTAATACAACAAGTTTGGATCGATTTTTATCGCCATCAAGAGGACGTTTGGGCTAAGAACGTTCTGAAATTGTTTAGATGGTCTCTTGCTTTACCCGATTCTTCTGACACGGGTGGAGATCAGTATGCGGTAGTTTGGGACCCTTCTGCAATTACTATTCTTAACACTATGCGAGTGTAATCTCTTCAAACCTAAGTTGCTTCGTTCGGGGGAACTTAGGATGTTATTTAAAATCGCACTGTGTATATTAATTGCTGATTTCTTAACCGGTCTTTTTCATTGGCTGGAAGATACGTACGGTCTTCCTACGTGGCCTTTGATAGGTGAGTCGGTAGTTGTTCCTAATATCGACCATCATCGTAATCCTGGTTTGATAGGGTACATGAGTACCTTTATTAGCCGTAACTATCAGCCTTTTGTGATAGCTCTTGGGGCGATCATTTTGTTTTGGTTGTTCGGTTGGCTACATTGGACGATTGTGTTGACTGCCGTTCTTGCTAGCTTCGGAAATGAAGTCCACACCTGGAATCATAGTAAGTCTAAAAATCCTGTTATCAAATTCTTATGGGATACTGGGTTGATTCAGTCTAAGAAGCAACATGCTATGCACCACATACCTCCGTACAATAAATATTATTGCACATTGACTAATGCCACTAATGCAATTCTTGAAGTATTAAATTTCTGGCGTGGTCTAGAATGGGTCATTGCATTAGTTGGTGTCAAACCAAAAAGAATGAGCCCTGAACGTGACGGATTCTAAGAAGTCTATTTCATTGAGAGAGATGGGGTTTCATCCCACTCCTCCTTGCACTAAACTGATTCATAGTGGTGCGACACCTGACAATCAGGATATGCCGACATACGTGCAGACTATGCAAGATCTTAGGGCTCTTTCCGCCAAAGAAAGAGAGGCCCGGTGTCAGGCTCAGCAGGATCGCCAAAAAGAGTTGTGTGCACTTAAAACCAAGAAAGATTCGGGAACTACATGAATTTTGACTTTTCTCAGACTGACATTTGCATTTATCACCGAAATTGTGGTGATGGTTTTTGTTGTGCTTGGCTTGTCTGGTCTACGGTCGGCGACTATGGTTTACAAGACATTGAGTATATTGCTTTAGGTCCCTCGACCAAGATTAATGAACAGGATCTTGAGAAATTCGCGGGCAAGAATATTTTGGTAGTCGATCTCTCTTTTTCTGAGGACGATTTACTCGATATTCAGAAGGTCGCTCGGAGTGTTTTGGTTCTTGATCACCATAAGACTGCTGCTGCGGCCTTGAAAGATCTAGACTTCGCAATCTTCGATGAGGATGAATGTGGTGCGAGCCTCTTGTATAGGGAAATGCAGGCTCAACATCCTCATTACTTCGATGGTGAGATGCCGTCGATAATTGATTTCGTGAAGGATCGTGATCTGTGGAATTGGAATGTGGAGTATTCACATGAGGTCAATGCTTATCTCCAAACTTTGGCTTTCGAATTTTCAGTGTGGGATTTTGTTGCCGAAGAATTGAATGGTGCCGCTGGATTCAGGCAGATACGTGAAAAAGGTTCGATGATTCTAGAAACTCAAAATCGGATGGCCGATGAGTTAGCTGAGTATGCGAATTTAGTAGAGCTTTACACTGGTCCTGAACGTGGTAACACGGTGAGGGCCAAAGTTGTTAATTGTTCAGTCCGTGAATTGATAAGCATGACTGGACACAGGATCTTGGAATTAGAAACAGAGAAGCCAGATAATGAAAGAGTTGAAGTCGCCATCATGTACTCCATTTTCCCAGATGGCGGGTTGTTGTTTTCTGTTCGTTCTGTGCCTTCCTTTGACGCTTCCGTTATTGCTTCTGCTTGGGGTGGCGGTGGCCACAAGAACGCCTGTGGATTCAAAGGAAGGATAGAAGACGGTTTTCCGTGGATTTTCGAGAAAAATTGATATGATTACTGAGATATGCGACTTCTGTAAAACAGAAGTAGAAGAAACCATAAAATTGTGGGACAACTGGTCTACTGTGGCCCCAAGACCATCAGTGGATATATGTCCTGAGTGTAAAGAGAATAGGGGAAAGATCATTGATCGCGTATTAGCGTCGACGAATGAGAAAACCGTTGCTATTGGTTTTCCTCTCTAAAAATCCGGGGCATGGTGGCAGACATATTCTTCGTAATCGTTCTTGAGTCGTCCAAGCATTTCGATATGCTGTTCGAGGTCTTCTAGAATATCCAGATTGACTTCGCCTCTTTCGAGGTGTCGACCGATTGATCGAACAATGGCCGAATGATTTACGATCTTCTTTGCTAATTCGGTGCCTTGGTTTTTGACCCTATCGAAAGCTGATAACAAAGCACGGTGATCTTCGATTAATTCTTCGATGTAGCCACCAAGCATGGCCTCCATGAAGACATTGTAGGGGATCGTGCCTTTTAATTGGTTGCATTCGATGCAGCTTGCTACAAGATTGCTGTTGTCGTTGCTGCCGTTGTAGGCTTTTGGGATTTTGTGGTCGATTGTCATTCCGTCCATGTTTAGTGTGCCTTGACAGTAATGGCAACGGAATTTGTCGCGTTTTAGTATTATATACCTTTTTGCTACTCCATTTGTTCTAGTAGGCTTTTGGGGCGTAATCTCGCTATCCACGGTAGATAAACTGTTTCGATGTTGAATGTTGGACCTCATAACCATCTCCAGCGAATACTGTTTGATGTAACACTCTAGAAAAACGATTTGTGATTGTATGAAAAAGATAACGGTATTGGTCGGGCTTTATAAAGCAGACAAGTTTCTGGAAGCGAAGATAGAGAATCTTCGTCGTCAATCTGCGTTCGACGAAATGGATGTTGTCTTATTGAATTGCCAGAATTTAGAAAATGAAGCTGAAATTTATGCTGATTTTCTGAAAGAGAATGAGAACGTGTCTGAAATTCGGTATGAAGACCATGTTGGTCTTTATTCCACCTGGAATAATGGAATCAGTCAGTGCAATACTGAGTATGTTGTCAATGCTAATGTTGATGACATGTGGCACCCTGATTACATCAAGAAAATGACGAACGTTCTCAGTTTGAATAAGTCTTACGCCACGGCTTATTCTTACGTTCTACAATCTGGTATTCCTAACCAATTTGACCACGAGACATGGCAATATAAGGGTGGTTTGTCACGTCAGCCTTTCCCTGGTGGGACCATGGGTCCTTGTCCTGTTTGGCGTCGTACGTTGCATGATAAATATGGGATGTTTGAAGACTTTCAAATCATCAGTGATGCAATGATGTGGCAGAAATGGCGTCGGGGTGGTGAGAAATTTTTGCAAGTCAAAGAGGATCTTGTTCTTTACTTCAATAATCCATGTTCACTGGAACGACGCCACTGTGAACATTCTAATATGCCATTGAAAAAAGTCGAATTACGCAAGATTGGAGCTGATCGTGGTTAACCTGCTTGATGAAAATATAGCGATTCTTAAATTTCTGAAAGTTTACTTAATGCCCGCTGATCGGCAGGCTGTCAACTATATTCTGAATTATGCTGAAATGACCAGATCATTGATGTACAATGCGGTCGTGTTCCGAAATGAATCAAGCCAAGCACTTTCTTCTATTAAATGTAAAGCTTGTGAAGAAGTGTATTGGGTGAACTGCGGTGATTTATCTGATATAACCGCATATGAACCTGATGCTTATCGATGTCCACATTGTCAGAGTGTGGATATAATCACTGACAAGATAATGCAAGAAATCCAACCTGTCGATCCGGATGATGCTGAAGACGGATTCAAGACACCCAATGAAGCGATTGGTCTCTAGATAAACCACAAAATTGTTTATCAGAGGTAGGTTTCATGATTCTTGTTCTAGGTGGTTCTGGTTATATTGGTTCATTCATTCTTGAATACCTTGACCAATGTAAAATTCCATATGTAGCTCCAAGCCGTGTGGAGTTGGACTATTATCATCCGTTCGAGTTATTCGACTTTATTAACGGACGTTGCGATTTTGTGATCAATGCTGCTGGTTATACTGGCAAGCCCAATGTAGCCGCTTGTGAAGAAGAGAAATATGAATGTTACCGTGCGAACGTTATCCTTCCTGAGATAATTTCAATTGCTACCAAGACAGCTGATGTGAATTGGGGTCACATTAGCTCTGGATGCCTTTACGATGGCTATGATAAGGTCTTCGATGAGACTGATGCCCCTAATTTCTCATTTGAGACTGACAATTCTAGTTGGTATTCAGGCACAAAGGCTCATGGAGAAAAGGTAGTCAAGGATAACTGTTATATCTGGCGAATCCGGATGCCGTTTTCGATTCGAGAAGGATCGAGGAATTACCTTGATAAATTATTGGCTTACGATCAGCAGGTTGTTACCCAGAATAGTGTTACTTGGGTGGAAGAATTCGTTGCTAATCTCCCATTGTTTTGGGAGTTTGATATTGAGCCTGGTGTTTATAATATGGTGAATACTGGTCCGATCACGGCTCCCGAAGTTCTAGCGATTGCAGAAAAACATGGATTCGTAAATTCGCCGAAGTGGATGACCATCGAAGAATTTAATTCTTTTGTTGACGTACCCAGGTCTAATTGTGTTATTTCTAATGAGAAATCGACAGAAGCCGGAGTGCAATGGACTGATGTAAGTGCAGCTGTGGACCGGTGCTTTGCTAACAGATCTGATTCGAATGCGATTATTGATTACCGGAGCCTCGGGCTTCATTGGGACCAACTTTCGAAAGAGCTTGAGGGGTAGTAATATCTCGGTAGTGGGTGTTGATAAAGTCAACCCGAGTTATATTTTGGGTGGTCCTGACAGTTATTCTCATATTCTTGCTGATTTGGCTGAAGGAGTACCCTCTCGATTAATCGATACTGATGGTATCCATGTTATCGTGCATTTTGCTGCTCAGTCACATGTTGACGTCAGCATTAGAAATCCCATATCGACGGTTATGAATAATGTGGCGGCTACTCAGAACGTTCTGGAATTAGCCCGGCATTTTGATGCTCGTTTGATCCATATTTCGACTGATGAGGTCTTTGGTTCATTAGATGATGAGCATGATCCTCTATTCACAGTAGAATCACAATACCGACCAAATTCACCATATTCAGCCTCGAAAGCTGCTTGTGATCATTTGGTGCGATCTTATCGTCAGACATATGGCCTTAACGCCACTACGATTAATTGTACGAACAACTTCGGTCCTCATCAAGCTGCAAACAAGTTCATTCCGAAGACAATCCAATCATTGATGCTGAAAAACCCGATCCATATTTATGGTGATGGTAGTAACATCCGGGATTGGATTCATGTCGACGATTTTTGTTCATTCATTTGGACTGTGATGAATTCGTCGCATTATGACGAATCAATCGTTGTTGGTGCCAAAGATTGTCTGACTAACAATCAGATCGTAGAACAAATCATCGACCATTATGAGACTTTGTCTGGATATCGAGGTCTTCGTCGTTTAATGAATCATGTGGCTGACCGACCGGGTCACGATTTTCGTTACAGCGTTGATAATTACAGTGCTTGTTCTCGTTGGAACTGGAAACCTCAGAAATCGGTCGATAAAGATCTTCGTTCTACTGTAAAATGGTATCTTGATAATGATGAATGGTTTGAAAGATAGAGCTGGCATTATCCTTGCTGGTGGTCTTGGAACTCGTCTTACTCCGTGCACTGATGTGATTTCTAAACATCTTTTGCCGGTCTATGATAAACCGATGATTCTGTATCCTATTTCAACCATGGTTACGGCTGGAATTAAGGATATAATGGTAATCACGAACGGTCAACGTAGTCTAGAATTGACTAGAGATCTTCTGGATATGCAAGTCCGTGACGATGTTAGAATCTTTTACACGATTCAAGATGATCCTACTGGCGGTATTGCTCAGGCTTATACTATTGCGGATAATTGGCTTCATGGTCGGCCATCGACCTTGCTATTGGGCGACAATATTTTCATCGATAATGTTGGTAATCCTCCGGCTCCAAATTCCTTGAACATTTGCAAGGTAGCTGATCCGTCAGATTATGGTGTGGTGTCTTTTGGTGAGTATCGCGTTATCGATTTCGTTGTCGAGAAGCCTCTGCAGCCGCCATCACAATGGGCTGTTACTGGTGCCTATCATTTTGATGCAGATGCTCCAGCTTACGCTAGAGAATTGGAGAAGGGCTCCCGTGGTCAATATGAGATTACGGATCTGATTAATCTTTACATCAAGCGTAAGCACGTGACCTATAATCGAATTCATCAAGCTTGGTTCGATTGTGGTACGCCTGATCGAATGTTAGAAGCTGCTAATTTCATTCAGGCTTGGCAGAGCCGTACTGGCGATTTAATTGGCGGACTCTATTAGGGTAAGTCCCACTCTTCACCGACTTTTTGCGAGCAGTCTCTCAAAATCGCCGGGAATCGGGTCCCAATCAAGAGGGATGAACCGAATATTGTTCGATTCAGCGTAAGCGAGCCCGTTGTCTGAGATATCAGGGGCTACAAGCAGAAGATTGGGTTGATGCTCTTCGGAGTAATGATCACGGTATTTTAGAATCTGGCCGGTTGTTGCCTGTGTCGCTCTTTTTCTCTTGACTTCAATCAGCCAAGTTTCGTTGGGCTTGAAGATTCCGATATCGACTGTTCCATTTCCAGGAATCCGGTACTCAAGAACCACTTCTCCGCCATATGCTTCTGGTAGAAGTGTTTTGATATTCTTGCAGAATTTCTCGACCAGTTGTCGTTCGCTTTTGTAGATGGCGACTTTGTTTTCTGACCATGATCTTATTGGTTGCATCCAATGGAGCTTCGCTACTTCAACTACCAAACGTTCCTTCTTGTTGATAAATATGATGGATTTTTCTTTGGTCTTTACTTCTGTACAACGGATGTAGTTGCGTGGTTGATTTAAACTGCCACCGTGGATCGAGACACTTCCATCATGTTTTTTAATGAGTAGGTAATCACCCCTACTCAATGCTCCAACTGCTGTTCCATCATAAAGAACGCTACAGTTCAGGTAAGCAACCCACGTATCTTGCACCGTCGCCCACGACACCGAACAGGAAATATCCATGAATCTTAACCTTTACAATGCGTTTCGAACTGAGTCACCACTGAACCATTTACATACGGCTCTCAGTTCTCTCGCCGTCAAGGTGAAGGAAGAAGCTGGAGAAATGTTCACAGATTACGTGACTCGTGAAATTGTCTATTTCTATGATCTCTGGTCAGTCGGGCTTGGACCATCGAAGGTCAACCCAGCTGGCTTTGTTAGAAATGACATCAATGATCGTATGAAAAACGTCTTGGCAGGGGAGCGAGATCCCAGCGTCGATTATTCATGCTCAACGGTTCTTTTCCCTACCGGGGATGGGTTCCTGATTCTCGTGTTCACTCAGCATGATTCTTTCGTCGACATGTTGAACAATTCTTTGCCGGATCTCGCTGTTACCGATTACTCATACTGGACTGATCAAGATCGACCGGATGATGTCGATGAAGAAGAATGGCAAAGGCGTGGTATGCAGTGGGATATGGTGTTCCGGACTAGCCGTGTCCCAGCTCATGTTGGCTATACTCGTGACTTGGTCAGAACTCAGGACTTTAGTCCGGTTCTGTCGCCTCAAGACATTGATGCTACGATGCCACCCTATATCGAACGTGTTAAGAGAATTGCTCTTGACATGTACATTGATGATCAAGATATTAGGGACATTCGGACTCTGAATCGTTTGCTTTCTGATTCCAGAAATGGAGGCAAGATTCGGCAATACGAAGAGAAAGTCTCTGACTTGATTCCTGAAACCGTCAATTCCGACATTTACTTTGAAGATCATTCAAGATGAAAATCACTTTCGAACATCAACTCAATTACGCAATCAAGCATCACGGTCGCCAAGTCAGAAAGAAGATCGGTGACTGTCGAATCCCGTATATCATTCATCCACTAGATCTGATGCGTCAGTTACAGGGATGGGGGATCGTCGACCAGAAGTACAAAGTGCTATGGGAAGCGGCTATGTTCCACGATTTGGTGGAGGATACCAGTGCTACTGACGCTGATATTCGAAAAGATTGGGGAACGGAAGTCGCCGATTTGGTGAAAGAGTTGACTTTCGAAGGCGATGATCGAGATCTAGAAGCGAAAGCAACTTACATTGATTCATTTGTTGACAAATCGATTGGTGCATTGGTCTTGAAAATCGCCGATCGAATCTGCAATACTGCTGATTCAATGTCTCTTCCGGATGGCCTTGAAAAAGCGAAAAAAGTCTTTCATAAGGGCCAACCTCTCTGGGCCGCTTATACTAAACGATTCGCGGAGGCCAATGAATACCTTGGCACTGAATCTGCTGTCGAAGTTGCTAAGGGCATTTCGACGTTTTCTTTGGCATTTGCTGAGCAGCCTGCGTATGAATCGTCTGCTGAGTCTGTGGATCACGACAGTGTCGATCCGAGTGCTGATACTCCGCCATGCCTTGAGTCTGACGATTCATCAGAATGAACATACTAATGGTTCATTCTGGAGATAGACATGAAAGACTTAGAGGAACTCTATTCTGAGGCTGCACGTCGTTCTAAGATCCATCCTCGGAAATTGGAACGTTCAGCTAATGCAATGTGGGAGTTGTTAGCAGAGCAGCCCCTACATATGCAATACCGACTTATCAATGAAGCCCTTGATCATCAACAAGCAGTGAATCCAAATGCAATTAGTAAAAGATCCGAGCCCAAACCTCCGCGTACCATGCACAAATCCCGAGCCGCCGACCTTGGAAGAAGCGTTGAAATCGTTGCAGATAATGCAAGAAAACGATGGTATTGGTATCTCAGCCCCACAAGTTGGTTCCGATAAACGGTTCTTTTGGGCTTCTGGGGAGCTGGTTGTCAATCCAGAGATCGTGAAAGTTCACACGGATGTTTTCAAATGCCAAGAGGGGTGTCTTTCTTTACCGGGTCAATCGTTCGATGTTTTGCGGTCGCCGGGTTTGGTAGTCCGATATGATAATATCATCGGCCAGAAGATAGAGAAGGTTATTGGTGGTACCGAAGCCGTGGTTTTCCAGCACGAATACGACCACCTCTGCGGTATTATGATCGACGAAAAATCGAAATGGTGTCTTAAGCAGCCTGCTTGATCATATTCTTCTTATGTGAATCATGTCAATATCGATTCTCCAAAATTCTTCTGACTTGACACTGTATACTTCTACGGTTATGTCTTTCACATAACTGTTTGGATCATGTTCTGTGACTTGCCTTGATACGTCTTTGGCGTACTCCGATGCGGCTTCGATGTGATCTTTTGCTTGGTATCCTGCCCATTCATCGTCGTCCAAACCTCTTATGCGACAGTAATATTGGCAATTCATAGGTCACTCCTGCAATGAAGTTAGATCCACAAAAGGATTTTTATTACGAGGATGGTAAGATGGTTCTGACCGCCCATTTTCTCAGTGGTAGAGGCTATTGTTGTGAGAACAGTTGTCGCCACTGTCCATATGGTTTTCGATCCAGAGAAGAGCCCCGAAAAGTGCTTCGGGCGGCGAGACCTGTAGACAATCGATCAGATGCATCGAAACGCAAGGAAAGCTAAAGGAGAGCCTCGAAGACCCGTCTTTAGTCTATAGTGTGCGGCGTATTAGGTAAAGTGAACTTTTGTCTCACAATTCTAACTGGCGGCACATCATAAATGGAATTTTATTATGATTTACAAGACGGAAATTACATTTGGCATCGTGGCCCAGATGACGCTACTAGTATAGGCCCAGAAATCGCGGTCTTGTTTGATAAGAATACCGGCACTCTTTTGACGCACGGAACACCGGAATTAGTACAGCAGGAATATGCTAAGCTTACCGATGCTTTCAAAAAGATTGGCGAAGGAGATTGTCTTATGGATTGTCTTATGATTTTAACAGGGCGAGTGCCGCTGGAGAAAATCAATAAATCGATTTCCCATAGCGGCACTTGTCATAATATCTTCGCGGAAGAGATTACCCAAGTTGATAAGTACAAGAACAATTTATCGTCTTGAATCGAAGTCCTTGTACTTCTGGTCGATCGCAAATTTCTCCCCCTCTTGAAACATTTTCCACTTCACGATTGTCTAGATTCCATTTTCGACACTCTTCCATAGCTCTGTTCCTGCTGGTTGCAGCATGAACTTATCGACTTTTCCCTTGCTTGACATGGCAGGTTGGACATAATAACTTGAGTGTCGTCGGACACATCCAGCATATTCTCCAAATCCAGTCTCCCATGGTAATTCACCAGGATCATATCCGAATTCCCAGTCTCCGAAGTAAGCTGATTCGTATCCTGCTTTTCCGGCGTAGTAACCAATGTGTTTCGCGTCTTTCGGCCAGAATTTGACTTCTTCTTTGGCGTGTTCGTCTCGTGGGTTCGCTTCAATGCCGAATTTTTGTGGGTACAAGCCAGTTAAAACCCCGAATCGTCCTGGTACGTTATCGGGGGCGACGGAATAGGCTCTGCTGAAGATGACGCCGTTTGCGATAAAAGAATCAAGAGCCCGTGTTTGAGGGTACTCTTGTGCATGGTAACTCATGTCATTCAGACCCATATCGGCGGCTTGAATGATAATAACGTTTGGTTTGTCTTCGGCTCTTAGCGTGGTGCAGGTGAGTAGGACCAGCAATGCGATTAATCGTTTCATGGTTTTTCTCCAGTTCGATGAATATGACTCTGAGAGTCTGTTGCAAAAATCCATTTGCGTGTTAAATCGATAGTTCTATTAATACATTTATCTAGTGCAAGAGAATACAATGGAAGCGACTAATAGGGGTACCATGCGGGTGGTAAAAACCTCCGGGGATACAGACCTTTACGGTTCCAAAATCAAGCACTCACACTGGATTGGGATTGAAATTGCCGTCTCTGACGGCGGAGATTCCATGGACCCCTTCGATCGTCATTGCCCAGAATTTGGGAAATCTCTGATTAAGGTTGATATGTCCCTCTTACAATTCGCTGAAGTGCTTACATCGATTGGTAAGGGAGAGGGAACCCCCTGTACCATCCGTCGATACAATGGTGAGGGAATGCCAAGATATGAACTTCCTGATCAGAAAAAGACTCTGATCGCGTACGCGAGTGACATTGAAGAACGGCAGAATACTGAAATTCGGCAGGTTAAGGAATTACTCAAACAGAAAATGAAAGACGGTAAGAGACCGACCAAGTCCGAAATGACAGAAATGATCAATTTATTGGATCATGCTGATCAAGATCGATCCAATTTGGACTTCATCGCCACTGTGACAGAGGAAGTGTTTGAGACTGCCGTTAGAGAAGCTCGGCAACAAATCGATGAACACGTAAATCGTGTCGGATTGTCGGAGTCACCTATAGCTAACTTGGATTCTCCTGAGAAACCGAAACTTCGAGAGTTTCAGAGCCCGATTTATTGTGATCATGCCAATGAATCCCCTCTAAATTGCCCGTGCCCACCCGATTGTTATTGTAAGAATCACTCCTGCAAAAAACCTTAAAATGGAAATTACGCTATGAACTTATTGAGTAGATACGACGTACTCAAGTTGCTCCCATTTATTGGCGATAATAAGATGGCAAAGGATTGTAAAACTCCGAACGTCCACATCCGTTGGATGATCCGCAGAGATATGCCCGAAGTCTTGGATATTGAATCAAAATGTTTTCAACATGCCTGGATCGAAGATGACTTCATTAGATGCTTGCGTCAACGAAATTGTATCGGAATTGTCGCAAAGCTTGATGATGAAATTGTGGGATATATGATCTATGAACTACACAAGGATCGATTGCACATTTTGAACTTCGCTGTCACACCATCTGAACAACGAAAGACAATTGGGTCCCAATTGCTTGGCAAATTGCTTGGCAAATTGTCTCACGAACGTCGAAACAGAATTGCACTTGAAATTCGTGAGACTAATTTGAATGCTCAGCTCTTTTTCAAGAACTTAGGATTCAAAGCCATTTCTGTTCTTCGGGACTTTTATGATAACAATCATGAGGATGCATACCTTATGCAACATCGTTATCAGCCCACTCCCGAAGAACTTAATACTCCGCAGAACAACATTACTAGGATGCAGGGCTGATTTTATAAAAGCCTTTGAGCTTTTCGATGATAAGCCATAAGTCATCTGGTAAATTAAGAGGCTCTACCTCTTCTTCTGTGGCCTGTGGCCTCCTGGCATTTCGGTATTGGGATAGAATGTGTTCGTAGTAGTGGATTTCACATCTAAATCCTACGGGCCAATAGCTTGTCCCAAGCGTAATACCATAAGTCATGTTCTTTGCTTCTTTTGCTTTTTCACTGCGATAGAAACGCCCGTCTTTTACCAGGAAAGAAGGGTGCTTTGGTTCTTCTCCTTCGGGCTCAAGTTTGTTGCTCCATCGTTGGTGTCTTTTGATGTCTCGTAAAGCACGGAGCAACAAGAGATGAGCTTCCTTGAGTTTTTGGCAAGTTTCGCGTGTGCAGGGGTGGAAACCCCATTTTGAAGTGTGGGTTTCAATTGTTTGAGTAGTCATAATGTCTGTGCCTTGAAAATTGATTAATCGTAAAAATTGTCGGAGAATCGGTTTCCAGGGCGGGGCTCGCGGTAATCACAACATGATTATTCCTTTGTGTACTTGGCTAGTAGGTCGTATTTGTGGTTGAGATCTTTGTAATGACTTAGGTCGGAAGAAAGATCTTCGATATGTGCTTCCAGATCGGAAATATGGTCGGCTATTGGTCTGGCCTCGTAGACGCTATCATAGCAGCATCCTCGTGGACATCGTTGACCATATTGGTAGATGGCATAATATCCTTCTCCTTCCCAATCGAGTTTTCGGACGTCATTCCCGCTCGCAGCTTCTTCTAATTCGGCTTCGGTTCGAAATTCTTTTACGTCTCTGGGTTCTCGTGCTGACATAATTATCTCACCAACGGGAAATTTGAGAATAGTTTACGCTCTTTGCCACTTACGGTTCGTGTGGCTATAGCAGTAGGCTTGTCGTCGAGATCCGGTTCTACGAATATACGATGATCGACTTCACGGATTTTGAGTTTTTTCGACAGCTGACTTAGAGATTCAGAGTCGGGGACCATACAAAACACCAAATTAGGGTGTGGTCCTGTGATCAATCCTGATCTGGCCGATTCAATGGCCGCGTGCATTCCTTGCACTGCCTTTTGTGGATCAGTTAGATCCGAGGTGACTATTACGTAGCAATATGCTCACAACATGATGTTTTTCCGTTAGAGATGAAATTGGACGTCGTATCTACTTTTGATAAAACGGCGAGTATTATGCAAGCACCCCGTTGGTCAGACTAAAATTCTGGACCGAATTGATCGTCAAATCCACTTGTGCTATACTAGTGAAATTGACTTGGGTGTTGATGTCGATTGGCTGTGGGGGTGGGTTTCCAACAATTCTCGCATGAACAAAAGGAGCTACTAGCCCATCTCTGTTAATAATTATCGCGGCTTCGTTGCTTGGGTCGATAATCTTTTCCAACATGAATTCCAAAGTCGGGTTGACTTGGGAATAAAATCCAACTATATGTTGGGCGGGAGCAAAAACGTCATTTCTGATGAACACAAGAGCTGGATTTGTGAATTTTGTGCCATATAATGTGGCACCTTTGTAGATTCTGTTGACGAAGCTGTTCGCCCCATTTCCATAATTACTCATGAATTGTGCGATGTTTCCGTCACCAATGGTAGTCAGGCCAGTAGTGTCCGACTCTATTATGGAGAATTCGAAGCTTTCTTCTCCAATAGTATACCAACAGTTGATTTTGGCGTTGGTATTCTTGACCGTCTTTCCAGATTGTGGGATGGTGCGAGGGAGTGCAAGCTCTCCGCCCGCTTCAATTGCCAGGATTCTGAACACTCTACCCACATCGGCAAATGCTTGCTGGTCTTGAAGGACTATGTCGTCCTTGATATCATCGACTGCTAGAAAAGATTTTTCGGTGTTGTCGGTGTAAGAGACGACACCACTGAATTCAAGAACGTATGACATTGTGATCCCCCGCAATTAGTCGATTTAACTTTGCTGTCGGATTAGACAAAGATTGCGACTTGATTTTGGGCGAAAGATAGTATGATGTTAACTAGCAACGATACTATTCAATCCGAAGTTGAATGCTTGGTAGCTGCCGGTAACGTCGAGTTCTGCACCAGCAATGCCAATTATGCTGATTTGCGTGTTTAATGCTGCGGGCCATGGGGCCGGGTCTCCAGCTCGTCGAGCGTGAACCCAAAAATTACTTTGAGACGCAAAATCAAACAAGAAGGCTGCTTGTTTGTTCGGATCGATGAGGAATTCTTGGTAAAGTGTTGGACCGATGTTGTCGAGGTAAGCACCGACAATTAATGGTCCGTCTTCCATTGAGTTGTTCGTGAACGTAAAGTATGTTCTGTCGGCAAAGTCAACATTGTAGGCGGAAGCACCACCCCATGCTGCGAAGAATAGTTGATTGGCTTGCTCTCCGTAGAGATTCCAAAATTGCATCCAATTGCCGTTACCAGTAGTGATGAATCCGTTTGGATCGTTACTGGTAATGGTGAATTCGTAGTTATCTTGGCCAATGGTGTATAGACACCTTATACTAACCACTGTTTCCCGTATGGTTTTACCAGATCGTGGTAGATTTTGTGGGGTGTGTAGGTCGCCGCCATTGGCCGCGATGAGGGTTCGGAATCGTTGGCTTACGTCAAGGAAAGCCTGTTGGTCTTGAAGGACGATATCATCTTTGATGTCGTCTACTGCAAGAAACGATTTTTCGGTATTGTCGTCATAAGAAACGACGCCGGATAGTTCTAGAACGTATGACATTTGGATTCCCCGCAAATTAGTTAAGATAATTTTGCGGCTATTGGGATCACATTGTCTTGCGATACTCAATCAGTACATTAAGTTCTGTTTGTTGTTGGTCAACGATCGCTTGTTTTACTTTAATAGCTCGATCCAGCTTCTTTATCTGTCCAGATTTTTGATATTCTTCCCAAGAATCTTGGGTTTTCGCCCAGAATGTTTCGTCTACCCATTCTGCATGAAGAGAGTATGGGTCTTTGTCTTCTTGGGGTTTGACATTGAGTATCTTACATCGGTGGATGTATTTGTCTTCATCGGCTGAGATGGCATTTAATGAATTTCCCATCATATTCCTTTGTGTAGTGTCCCTGGTCGGAATTGAACCGACAACCAGTAGATTTGAAATCCACCGCTCTACCAATTGAGCTACAGGGACGAGAGGGCCTAGTGGAACTCGAATCCACCATTTCCGGTTTTGAAGACCGGTTAAGTCACCCGACTGTAGGCCCTAATCTTCGAAACTGATTCCCAAACGCTCGGGAGTAAAAAGTTTCTGCCTTAAAACACGTTCAATCATTTTTAATCTGGCTTCCATCATTGCGTTTTGAAGCCAGACTTCGTCCTCGAATGGTGCTTGAGCGAATAAAGTGTCCTTAAGGACATCTTCAAGACATGGTCGCGATCGACAATAAACGAATGGGTTATCATTGAAGGTCACATAATTGTCCATTTCAATATCGTCATCCCAATCGATTTCGAATAGTTCAAAAGCTTCTTTTGCTGTGAACTTTAGACGATCTTCGTGATAATATGGTTCACAGCCTGTTAGATCGTGGATTTCGAAAGAGACATGGGGAGAGTTTTCGTCGTCGAACTCGTAGTTGAGTTCGACGCCGCATACATCACAAATAATGCCATCTTGGATTTGCTCGCACGCTTCTCTTTTGCCAGTATAGCGATCAAAGACTGGTGTTGATTTGTATAATTTCATAGAACCAAAGTAAACCCAATGCGATGCCGATTGTAACAAAAACGATATTCATGAACCAAAATCTTAGAGTCAGTTTCCATACTCTGACTCTATAGTAATGCTTCAACTGAAATAATTCTTTGATTGGTACCTCGTACATCTTTGCGAAAGACGCCAAGGTGACTGCTTGTTGTTCTTTAGTTGTGTGTCGTTCCATTACACTGATCACGTGTGTCTTATCGACATAGATATTCTTGCCGACGAAATGGACCTTTCCCTTGTCCAATTTGTCTTTGATAATTATGAACTCGACGCACGAATCATCTATTTGTTCTTCGGCGTCGATTAATTGCTTTTCAAAGTTTTTCACAATTGATTCCTTCGTCACATGTTTTGTCCGGTTTGAAAACACACTCTCCATTGTGTTTTTGTCCCGATTATATAACCGAATAACGTGTTATTCGACTGTTACCGAACCCTACGATAGGTGAATAGATGCCAAAGACATACCGAAAATCGAGCACCCTCACCAGGGGATTGATGGAAGAAGTTGCGGCCCAATTTCATCCTCATTTGAGTGATCACAGTGCTATCATTGATTTGATTGATGCTTATGACACTGCTGGAGGACCAGCTGTCATGCACCACGGTTTACCAGCTTACGCCGTGGTACGAGCTGTCCCTCTCAAAGACCGAACCATGGGTCGTGGTGACGCTGAAATCACTTTTGATGGCACTCTTGTTGGACATTTGTCCGAGGATGGCCAACGGGCTCTGATCGACCACGAATTATATCATTTGGAGATCAAACGGAATAAGGATGGTCAGGTCAAGCTTGATGATCTAGGTCGTGTTGAGTTCAAGATGCGTCCCCACGATCGGGAATTTGGTTGGTTTGATAGTATTGCCCGTCGTTGGGGTCGTCACAGTCAAGAAGTGCGCCAGGCGATGGAAATGATCAAAGAGGAAGACTTCCGCCAATTATACTTGACGGATCGCGACAAGTTCGAGTTCCAACAGGTGGACGTTGATCAACCGGCTACTGATCAACCGGCTCCAGTGAATCAAGATCATCCTGCCGACGAACAGACTCCTGATCATTTGGTGTCAGAGCTTCCTCCTTCTGATGGCGTTCACGCCGTGCCCGCAATACATCCTGACGAGCTTTCATAATTTCTCTGTGGAGGCTTATCGGACTGGTGCGTTTTTCGTGCCGTAGATTTCTATCGGCTGAATCCGGATCGATTAGAGTGTCTGTCCCATCGATCCCACCGATTAAAATTTTAGTTCTGACCTTAATTGTGTGCGTCCCGTCTCGGACAGTGACGTACCAATAGCCGTCATTCCAATTGCGTCTTGGGAAGCTGACTTTGGTTTGATGGTCTTTTAGCTCTCTGATTTTTTCTGTCTTGCCGTTTTTGGTCTCCGTTTTGACCTCATACATCGTCCATCCACAACTTGCCCAGCCTTTCCGTGGTGCTTTTTCGTAAGGGTCGTGTGAAACTGCGTCCCAATAGATTAATTGACAGAAGCTGATCTTTGCTACCTTGATTCTGTTGAGATTTGGTCCCCAAGCTTCGTGCCAAGTATATCTCCAATTTATCTCAAGAGCGTCTACGGTGTAGACTTCTGGGCCGAATCGTCTACCAGATGTGGCGTGTGATGTTGCACTAATTAGAATCGCAACAAGAAATACAAGATTACGCATCAGATGACTTCCCGTGTTAAAGTGTAATAAATCTTTTTTGGAGTAAGAGAATGTATTGCGAAATCTGTGATGCTGAAATCGAGGTGATAGTCAAAAGATTCGAAAACGAGCCCTTCTTGGATGGCCGGAAGCACGAACACATTTGTATGCTTTGTGTTTCTGTAGCACAATCGTATTACGGTCCTGATCCACAATATGGTACCATAACAGGTTTGATATCGGGTTCAGAAGGTCTCGAAAGCTACGGTTTTAATCCAGATGAAGTGGCTAAATCTCTGCAAGCCGTGCGGAAACACTCCGCTGGTAAAATTGTCACAAAAGCCCGTGCTCCAGTAATTCTTTCGGTGCTGATCCTCCCTACACAACGTTGGTTGAATCTCGGAAGTGTTAAATTGATTCAAGAACCCGATTCAGAAATTTTAACCTCTGTACAAAGCCAAGATTAAATGAAAGTCACTTGTGTAGGCATTGATTCTACAGCCCAACAAACAGTTAAGCTAACACCAGAAATGCTCGCAGCTACCGGGGCTCGGTACTCTCGCAATAATGAGGGTCTAGAAGCCATTCTGTCCAAAGTCGAGGGTATGGACCCTGACAAAGCTGTTGATTCGATTTTTAAGATGGTCGATTATGGACACCGGTCCATCACCGACATGGCTCCGGTTGCCATGTTCATTGATGATGTATCACTTTGGATGGCTTTGCGTCTGTGGCAATGGAGTCCGACAGCTGGTGGTCAGGAATCTTCGACTCGGTACGTGAAGCTCAAACTAGAGAATATCGTTAAACCGCCAAAAGCTGATGCCGATTACAATGATTTGATGGCAGAAGCCTTTGCAGCGTATGAAACAGCATATGAGATCTGGTCGGAAGCTGCGGAAGTTGACCCAAGCATCATGAATCTCCCAGATGGAATGGAAAAGGGAGATAAAGCTCTTCCTCGAATGCGGCGGAATTTCGCCTTTGATAGGGCTCGATATTTCCTACCAATGAGTTGCCAGACTAACGTCATGCTCGAAATGAGTGCTCGTGGCTGGGTAGATCTGATCAAGATGCTTTGGTCCGATTACAACGCTGAATCCGTCGAACTTGCTGAGTTGATGACTGAGAATCTCGGTCTTGCTACCCCTCGATTGACTCGTCACGCTCGCCCCGATGAATCATTCAGTTCCGGACTTACGAAAGAGCTTGAGACAGTTCGTAAGACTGCGTATGAGCAGACCCCGCTTTCTGTTTCAAAGCTGCATAGTGCTGGTGCTTATTGCGAGATTACTCCGCCCAAAATGAAAGAAAATGATCTACAAGCGGCTATAGTCGGTGATCTCGAAGATCATAATGGTAGGTATGATTATTTTGGTCCTACAATTCGTCGAACTGCTGTTCGATTTGGATGGGCAGCCTTGACTATTGCAGAACTCCGTGATTTGAATCGTCATAGAACCGGTACAAAGACTTTCGATTTGACCCCGGTTGGTTGTTACTTCGCGGATGATCAGGTCAGTAAGCTGAGTCTGAGCAACCCCGATGCGGCGAAAGACCTCGACGGTCTTCGAGAGTGTGGCGAGAGGTTGGTGGCACGTGCTTTAAAGATGGCCCAGAAGGGCGATCCGTCTTATGTGTATTATCTCCCACTTGGTGCTCAATGTGCTTACGAGCACATTACAACCGCCGACAAATTCCTCTACCAATGTGAGCTTCGTACCGGTCTTGGGGCTCATTATACGTATGCTGCTCGGATGCGTGAGGTTCTTGCTTGCTGGCATGGCCGGTTCCCAGCTACTAAAACCATGATCGTTCCGGGCACTGCAGAGCCTGAGTAGGGTTTCGGCGAATTTAGAATGTAGTCTTTGGTTGGTAAATATTGTTGATAGACTAATTCTGTTGCGTGGTATATTATGATTCATTTGCTTTGGCCAACCATTCGCCCAACCATGATGTCTGCAACTTATCATCATTGGCTAGCCAATGCCGATGATAAGAATTTCAGATTGCTGGTGGCTGTTAACACACAAGAACAGAAGGATGCAATCCATATTCCTGGTGCTGAAGTTCTTGTGTCGGGGAACGTTAAAGGCGTAACCCATGCCTGCAAGATGTTGACAGATGCGGTCGAAGCAGAAGATGATGATATTATCATCCTCGCTTCCGACGATTTCTATGCTCCTTTGCATTGGGACCGATGGGTCAAAAAAGTCTTGGCCGGTAAAGTGGCCGCTGTTCATGTGCATGATGGGTATATCAAGCAAGATTCGATGACAATTCCCATCATGACGATGAGTTGCTTGAAACGTCTTAATCGAATCATCTATCACACAAGCTACATTCATCAATATTCAGATACTGAATTGATGCATAATCTGCGTGAACTTAATTTGTTGATCGACAAATGGGATAATTCTCCCGTCTTCGAACACAAGAATTGGGCTTTGAAGAAACGAGAGATCGATGAGCATGATGCTCATTATATCAAGGTGGGTTCACAGGACGCCAATACATGGCACACAAGGTCCAAACTTCCTATTGAAGAGAGATTATGCTGAAAGACATCCTACATCGCCCACATTTCCCTACGATCGTTACTGCTTATACGGTCCATAGTCATTTGGGTGATTATTATAAACGAGCCACAGCCCGTTTCACCAAATCGTGCATCAAGTTCGATCTACCACATGCGGTTTATCCACTCAACCCAGTCACTGATTGGACTGCGGGGTGTTCTCTCAAGCCGACCGTAATCTTGCATGCTCTTCGTTTGTATCAAGCACCGATTCTTTGGGTCGACGCGGACGCAGAGATTTACCAGCACCCAGAGATTTTCGAAAACATGGGCACTGCTGAAATGGCGATCCATGCTTCCAAAGGCGGGCATTGGCTGAGTGGTACTTTGTATTTCAGACCCAAAGCTATTCGTTTTGTAGAACGATGGCTTAAAGCTACGAAAGCAAATGAACCAGATGAGATTACGTTGTTGAATCTCTATCGCAATTCAGGCCCGCGTGACCGTCCGACACTTCATATGCTTCCGGCTGAGTATAATACCGTTGTCCATGCTGATTCGAACACCACGAGCCTTGTCATCGGTCATCATATTCGTCCGGATGTTGCTCCATCGCGTAAAATCAAAGCTTCGCCACCACTTGAGTTATAATATGCCAAAATACAGCCAGCTTGGTCAAGACGACTGGGTATTCAAGAGCATCAAGAAAGGCTTCTTCGTCGAAGTCGGGGCTCACGACGGCCTTACGTTTTCGAACACCGTCAGGCTCGAAGAAAACGGTTGGAAGGGCCTTTGTGTAGAGCCTCAGCCGGAACTGTTCGATAAGTTGAGCAAGTGTCGTCAATGTGATGTATCGAATCTTGCTGTTCATGGAAAGTCGGGCGAAAAAGTCCAATTTCAATGCAGTGATCTTTATGGTGGGATGGTCGAGCATCTGAGTCATGCAGATGCCACCAATTTCCCAGGTCCAATTATCGAAGTCGAGACGATCACTCTTGATGATTTGTTGACCAAACACAATTGTCCTCAGAAAATCGACTACATTTCGGTCGACACTGAAGGCAATGAGATGGAAATCCTCAATGTCTTTCCATTTCATAAATGGGACGTCGAAAGGTGGACGATCGAGCATAATGATCACACTCGTGGCAACACAAAACGTTCTGATGAACTTACCGAACTGTTTACCAAGAACGGTTACAAATCCTATATCAAGCAATTCGACATCTGGTTTTATCGATAATGCAAGTCGTACTGACTAATGGAATGCCTCGGTCGGGAAGCACCTGGCTTTATAACGCTCTTCGTCACATTCTGTCTCAATTTACTGAGCCAGAAGATTTCCTATGTGGTTGGCATGACGACATCAAAGAACGTCGGAAAGTAAATCTCATCAAAGCCCATGGTATAGATCATCGGTTATTGTCCGAAGCGACTTACATTTTCTATTCTTATCGCGATATTCGCGACGTATTGGCCAGCAGAAAGAGAATGTGGGGTATGGAGCCAACGATGGACGTTGCTCGTGGCCTCGCGACTGAGTCTCAATTCTTCGATAAAGCTGCTCATTATATTATGAGATATGAGGATTTCTTGCTAAATCCTCGAAAGATCGTAGAGGATATCGCAGCACAGCTTGGAGTAACTGTTGACATTGATAAAGTCATGGCAGAGCTTAGTGCTGATAAGAAGCCTGCCAGTGATGGCAAGCCTTATAACAAAGAAGAGTTATATCATGAAGGCCATGTTACTAATGGTAAGCACATGGCCTTCAAGGGCGTTGTCTGTGATAAACTGATCAAAAGAATCGAAGATTCGTTCGGCGATTGGTTTACTGAACGGGGCTATTCTCTGGTAAGCAAGTAGCTTCTCTCCAGGCTACTAATCTTTTGAGCCCTTCATCTAGGGTTATTTCTGGCTGATAATCCAGGATTCGGTAAGCTTTTTCTGAGCTTATGAGTCGTCGTGGTTGACCATCTGGTTTATCGGATAACCATTCCATTTTGCCAGACCATTCTGCTGCTATGGCGATTTTGTCGACGAGATCTGCAATTGAGATCTCTTCTCCGGAGCCCACGTTTAGTGGCTCCACGTCTGTTTCGATGTATAAAGCTTTTACGATAGCGTTTGCTACGTCGGAGGCGTGGACGAATTCACGGGTGGCTTTCCCGGTGCCCCATACTTCGATTGTGTTTGAACCTTTGCGTTTCGCCGCGATAATCTTGTCTACTAGTGCGGGTATGACGTGGCTGCTTTTTGGGTCGAAGTTGTCGAATTCGCCGTACATGTTGACGGGTATTAGATAGGTGTAGTCCATGCCGTACTGAGTATGGTAGCCCTTGAGCATTTCTAGTATGGCTTTTTTAGCGATACCGTATGGGGCGTTTGTTTCCTCTGGGTAGCCTTTCCAGAGGTCTTCTTCGACGAAGGGTATTTCGCAATGCTTGGGATAACTGCAATTATGTACAGCCACATTTTGTACAATATAAGATTCGTCGTCTCTGATAGATATATTATAAACCACACCTACGAAATCTTCTTGAGTGTTTTTAGACATTCCTAATGACGCATGGTTATAATTGATTATAGCATCATTTTTTCTGTTAATCCAATTTTTTCTGTCGAGTTTTTCGTTTAAGACAGTTTCAATAAATATTATAGCCCACTTACCAGTTATTCTAATAGACCAAGAGTCTTTTGTTTCCACTTCTCTACCTTGAATAATTATTTTCCCTTGTTTTTTCCGAGGATGGACTGTACTAAATATGCCTAACTTTAGCAAAAGTTTTTGAATATCTAAAATCATTCTAAGGGATGTAGAATTACAAGTAGCAATGTATTGTCCGGGCCTTTTAGCTCTTTCTGCCCAATGGCCATCTCCTTTCCAATATCCCTTAATAAAAAGCTTTATTGTGGAATCTGATGAATCTGCTATTGAATCAGGGACTTTTTTAAATTCCGCCGTTGTTCCACCATCATAGTAAAAATCATCAAACAAATCGATTGTATATTTGTCTCCTACTTCCAGATTAGTAGCGGTCTCTCTCACGACTTCTGACATTGTTTTTCCAAACAATTTGTAATATTCTGAATTTATTTCTAATCTAAATCTTCGTTCTTCATGGTTTGTCGCCCAATATAAATAATGTTTTGAACCTCTTTTACCAGTATCATTTTTGCATCTAAATCCTTCGGCAGCATATGTTCCGAATAACCATGCTATATCGTTTGTGGTGATAAATGGTGATGTGATTCTAGCACATTTTGGTGTATGTCGTTTCCAATCACGCCATTGATTATTTGTCCCACCTTTTTGTGCGAATTCCACTTTGTTTATCGGTTCGTGGTGATATACCCATCTTAACAAGTCTCGGCCTTGTAAAACCTGGAGTCTTTGGTCTTTATAATTATGAGTTATCGGCACCAAAATTCTATCATCTTGGCGTAATTCTACAGCTTCGATCCAACCCCTCTCTGTTAAGAAAGGATGCTTTGGTGTCGATTTAATATCGAGTATTCCATTGATTTTAATGTGTTGTATTGGGCCGTCATAATCTCGACACATTGTTTGTGTTACTGGTTTTAATTTACCAGTGTGAGTAACAACATCATCAAATTCATTAATATTAGATATACATTTCCAACCACTATTTGTGTTGATCATCGTTCCTTTTGGAAAACAAACTGTTCCAACACAGATTAGCTTGCGTATGCCTGCGAGTCGGGCTGCTTCGATTACGTTGCAGCCCATGATGAGGTTTTCGTAACAGTATTTGCCTGGGTTTTGTTTGTTGGCCCCGATTCCCCCAACACTTGCTGCTAGGTGGATTACGTGGGTGAATTTGTGTTCGAGGAAGAAGGCGTTGACTGCTGCTTGATTTCGTAGGTCGCAGTCCATGCTATTGGCGTAGCAGAATTGTGCGTTGCCGTGTAGTGTTAGTCGGGCTTGTAGGTGTCTGCCTAGGAATCCGGTTCCACCTGTGACTAATACTTTCATTTTTCTACTCCTGTTAATATATTAAAAAGCCACTCGGGTTACATAACCCGAGTGGCTTGTGATTAACAGAATGTTTCGGCGGTTATTTTCCGCCGTTTTTCTCTCGTTCGATGGCGTCGTACACTTCTTTACGGTGTACTGGTACGCTTCGATCTGCGTCGATTCCGAGGCGAACTTTGTCACCCCTTATCTCCACGATCATTAGTCGGACTTGGTTCTCACCTTCCCCGATAATGATCTCTTCATTCTTCTTGCGACTTAGCACTAGCATCGACTGTTACTCCGTTAGTAGTAAAAGGGGCGTCCTATCTTTGTGTCGATTTGGTAACTTAGGCAAGCTTTTCATATCCCTTGGACGTCAGGGCTTTTTGGTACTTGGTGGAATCCACGTCGTACCAGAATTTTTTCTTGCCCTCGTTGACTTCGCCCTTGTTGAATTCTTCGAGGCGAAGATCGACTTGTTTGCCGCTGGTGGATAATTTGCCGTCGTAGAGATTGAAACTCATCTTTCGCGGAGTTTCGCCTTGGAGAAGGACCAGCTGGACTGTCGTCAAGCCGATGTTCTCGCTGAATTGACCATCCTTGGTCCATACTTCGTAGTTAGCCTTGAGTGATTCAAGGTCGAACTTTTGCTCTTCCTGCTTTTGGACTTCGTTTACAGCGTCTGACATGAAAAATACCTCTAATGTCGAACAACAAGTGAAATGGGTTTGACCGGACTCGGCGGTCACGACTTTGCGGCAACTCGGACAAGTAATGGTTATGTCCTTTTCGCCCAACACTGCGATTGCTTTTCCTCCCGATTCAAGGGGTAGAATGCGATCGTAGTGCGTTTGAACAACACAGTCTCCATTCTTTAGTGATGCCCTTGCTCTGTAATCAGTGTGCGGGGTGTCGAATTCATAAATATCAGGGCTGACACAACCATGAATATCTAGGAATCGAACCTTCTTACCAACTTCCAGTTCAATTCGACCGCCAAGATTCTTAACCATGAGTTACCTCCAGTAGAAAAATACATTAGTAATTATTATAGAGGTCAACAATGCCAAACATTTTCAGCAAAGCCCTCAGTGCTGTCACGAGTGCTGCGGAACTTCCGACGCCGCCTGCATTCGCACCGATTGCAGCCATTCTCTTACCAGATTCTTACAAGAGCGACCTAACTCGTATAATCAGAGGTGCTCCGAGCGATTTCGTAAACAACCGGGAATGGTGGGGGGAAGTACGAAAGGCAACGGGAGCAAAATGGGCTGACATCAAAAAAGTCCATTCTAACGTCCAAGCAGCCGCAAGTCAACCCCGAGCCAACGCTCTAGACGCCATCAAGAAGTACACCAATACACCCCTGGCCCAAAAAGACCCAGCACTACAGAAAATGCTAGGAACTTTCGGAAAACGTGCATCAAGCGGTAAAACCACCCCCGAAGACCTTCTGAAAATGCAGAAGATGATCTCCGCACGGTTCAACAAGCTCAACGAACGTCTTACTAAGGCTCTCGAAACCCAAGAAAGGCTCTCCCGTAGCTCCGGTGGTGCTGTAAAAGGTCCGCCCGGCTCCGGAGAAACCAAGAAAACAGACTCAAAGGGAAAGCCTTCCGGTGGCCTTTCAGAGTGGCCCAAGGAATCGAAGCAAGACGATCGGGACATGATCTCCGAAGAAATTCTACTAGAGAATATGTTCACCGACGTAGTCTCCAAAATGTCCAGTTTCTTCGCTTCGCCCCAATTGACCAAAATCATGGCGGGTGAGAAATATGACAAGAAAAGATCTCAGAACCTCGCCAAAGCTGCTATTTTCCATCTATTGCAGATCGTAACCGATAGGGCTTACGACAAGCTACAAACAGCTGGAATTGATCGCAAATTCATGATGAAAGCCTGGAAAAGTCGTGAAGAATCAGGCAACGCAGAAATCCTGGCCAAAGCTTCGAAATTATTGGGTTCTGATAAATTCAAGATGCCAACCAAGAAGCCGCCAGCACAAAAGACCCAATCACCTAAACCAGAAAGGTGGAGAACAGAGCCAAAACCACCGGGTTCTGGAGCCGTACGACCTATGAGCGGTGCTCCGCCTGTACAAGATGGATTTGATGAGATATCTCAGAATCCAGGTCGCCCATCAGATCAGAGGGAAGTACCTATGCCTCAGGTGACACAATTACCTCCAACATTGATACCGGAAAATCCAATGGTGAATCTCGAACAACCTGTTGAAGCACCACCGGTACCACCGGCTCCTGAACAGGAAAAGGAAAAGCCTGTCTCGACTGGTGCGATGATCTATCGAAAGATGATGTCTGCTGCTCGTGCGGCTAAAGCTTCAGGTCAAGATCCTGTAGCAATGGCTGATTACGTTCTTCAGCGTTATGAAGAAGCAAAAATCCCTGAGGCCGCAATAGTTCGTCGAATGTTCGAGCGAGCTACAGGAAAGGCGTCTTGAGGCTACTGAGCACTTCAAGCCCAAAAACGTTAGCAACATCGCCAGGTAACAATATCTCTTGGGGTGTTTGACCAAACAAGAGTTCATCTAGTTCTGATAATTTGCTTGCCACTCCCCAGTACAATTGCTTGTCGCCCACGGTTTTGCGTCGTTGGGCTTTGTGGTCTGGAACATTGACCATCGTGCTAATGAGGTATTCTGTTATGTCCCCTTCGAAAAGTCTCAAAATTATTAATTGTTCTCGTTTCGAATAAAGAAACGGATGAACGGGGTGGAAGACCACTTCGTTCGATGAGAATATCTTTTGATAGGTCCCACCGACAAGTTGACACTGTCGCAAAAGACCATACAATGGGTTTCTGTGCCCACGGAGCTTTTCGACAATCTCAGTATACCCGTGCTGAGCCATATTGGTGGTGATTCTTGCCAGTCTTTCGCTTTTTAAGATATTGCGATTACAAAATTCGACTGGCAGGACTATTTTTCCCAACATTGAAACAAGCTCGATTTTGTCGGACGGGGTGATATCATATCTTCTCAGTAAATGACCGACTGACTTTACTGAGAATAACGCTGGTCTGTTCGACCGATTTGTTTAACAAAACGATCTTGTCGCCGGGAACTGCTTCATAATCTGCAGGTACCGTTTGCAAAACGCCATTGACCAATTTGAAATAGTTGTAATCACCAGGAATCTTGGTGAATCTGCAAGCTATTTTACGTGTCGATGTATCACATCCAGCACTAATGCCTTCATAATGAAGGTTTACGGTTTGTGTCACCGTTGGGATGCAGAAATTACATGATTCATCTGGCGGATCAACATTGTCATTCGGTCCTGGCTTAGGCACTTCATAACAATATGGCCCATCTGGTACAATCGTGATCGCTTGATCAGTACAGGTAAGATTGTTTATCAGAATCAATTCACTAATTGGGCTAATCCCAGCATTGAAAGTAATTGTGAATATTGGATTATTTCCTGTTACTGCGACTCTGCCAGTGAGTGGCGGGAGAGCGTTTAATGCGTTTTCTACATCTGTGGCCGTAGCATCCCAACCCAAAACAGATGTTACTGTTCCAGCTGTGGTGTCTGGTATTTCTATCTGCCAATCTCCACCAGTAGCGTTATCTAGAGTGATAACCTGAACTGTTGGGTTTCCGTTGCCACCTTCATTGATTGTCGCAACAGTCACATTTGTGAAACATCTTGCAACTTGACCGACACCAGCGATTTCAATTGGTGGGATGTTGATATTGCCTCGACCTTCGATTAGTCGGACATTGATACCAGTACACTGTACAACTCCAGTTCCATCCGGTAGGTCAGTGAAGATTCTGAAACCTTCCCATCGTGCCAGACCCATCTCAACACCCTGTCGGTCGATATTTGGATAGTTCAACCAATTGCCGTCTGGTCTGGTGTCATATTGAAGAGATGCTGGTGGGTTATAAGGCCAGAATACTTCATTGCCAGTGGTTTGCAATATCTCAATCGCTTGAAGATTGTATTGAAAAGATTGTCTATTCGGATAGGCTTCGCTGTCGAATTCCAGATCGATCAGCATATTGCCATTGTTAAGACCCGTACACTGGTTCGGTGTTACTACTTCTGTGTTTGAAGTGCCTACTGCTGTAAGACAGAATCTGGTGAACAATTTGATTAACGGTTCAACAATCAAACCATCGATCTGCTTGACTGCCGCACCTGAGCTTTCCTGAGCGTTGATTTTATGGAAATCGAAGATTACTCCATCTCCAGAATTGTTCGCCACTTGAACGCTAAAAATCGGGATATCATTAGCACCAGCGTATTGTGCTTGTGTCCGAATGAAAGCATCCGACTCATTGGAACTACCATATCCGTCATCTGCCGATCCTTCATCAGTGATTAATATGACTACTTGCGAACGATCGACGGGTCCGCTACCTCCACCACCACCTCCGCTTAACACGGAATTGATCCATGGTAGTATCGTGTCTATCCTGGTGTTGAATGATGACACACCCGGTGTATCCCTAGGAATACCGGCACCGCCGCTAACGATTCCAGCGATTAAATCTGTGCCGTTGACATCGACAAATGATGGTCCTCCCGAATCGCCGAAACTTGTGTTCGCTTCGCCCGGATCATAACTCCAGTTTAAATGGACGAAAGTCAGGTTTTCTAGTGGCGTTTGTCCTACTCTTTTTGTGCCAAAGTTGGGCTGAGGTGATGCACTGTTGCCACCCTCTCCGAAGCCCACTATGGTCAATGTATCGCCAACGGTTGGTGGTACTGTTAGTAGACCATACGGGGTTACTCCAGTCACTGGTGTCGATAGTTTTAATATAGAGGCGTCAAATCCCACTTCGAAGAATGCATCATCGTAATTTGGATGAGTTGTCTCTTCGACTACATTATAAACGGTTCCGCCAACCTCAAAGCTCATACTGCTGAGCGGTATCTTAACATTGTTCTGGTCGAACATGCAGTGGGCCGCTGTTAACACATATTCTGGTGCAATTAGTGTTCCTGTGCAGTTTCCATTGACGACACCAACGGCTTCATAATTGCTAGTAGGCTGGCCGTTAATAATGCTCGGTCTGATTTCCGAGTTGTTTTGTGGCTCGATATTTTCTGGTGCTCCGGAGAACGTTAAACCAGAAAATGGTACTGCCAATAGTTCGTCAACGGCTGTTTTTACTGCTGAACCGTGTGGTTCTCTACTACCACTTGCTTGGTATAATTGGACTGCTTGTCGAATGGTGTCTCTTTCTATCGCGGTAGCTACGGACGTGGGCGAGAGATAAACAATTGGTAAACCATTGTTAGATGATTGACCATAACTCACCAAACCAATGCGTCCTAAGGGACTGATACTAAAGATGAAATCGATCAATTGATCGATACCGGATTTAACATTATTGATCGGTCCGTTCATGCTTCCAGAATTGTCAACTGCGAAAACGACGTCTAACACATCACAGTTGCCGGGATCGAAGAAAATAATTTCTTCATCGAAGATTCTTTCAATGAATGGTGGATCAGCCAGTAGATTGTTAGCAAGTGACGATAATAGCAGAAGTTCCATCGACTCGACCACACACGATCGATATCCAACTTGGCTTCTTGTCAGTGTGCATCTTGGATCACCAGAAACGATCCGCCCCATTACGTTATCTTGATCGTGTGTCGGCACCGTGGATATCGTCGTTTGAGGATTACCCCCAAGTCCGAACAATGGCGAAATGAAGTTCGCTACTCCTGATACATTTACCACGCTACCAGATGTCGGGGCGGGATATCGGCTATATTGAGTAGGGATCGTATTGCTCACCCAATATGAACATGGTGTTTGTCCATAGGAGAGGTTCAGATTGTTCCATCCTTCAATTGGCACAATGATTGTGGCTCTAATAGAAGGATTGATGAAGTCTCGAACGACGTACTTCATAGCCGAGGCATAGATGTTGATTGGATTCCTTGTGAACAGATCGTAAGTCAAGCTGACTTGAATGTTGCTCAGATCACATCCATCTGTGACAATACCGCCGTCCGATCCCCCTCCATCTCCACCACCTTGCAAATTCTCTCCAAGAGGCAAGCATAGTGTGTTCCAGCCAGCTTCTTCCAATTCAATGCCTACTCTTTTGAAGTCGATAGCTGGAAGATTATTCCAGTTCCCAACGACGGCGTCGTTAAAGACGGTCTGTGCGTCGATTCTGATATTGCGTAAGAATCCACTGCCTTCATCAAAATCATAGCCCCAAAAGAACGGATTGCCCGTTGAAGCTATGATCCTGTTAGAAGGTAGAATGGTTCGCCAAGTCGAGGCACCGATTTGTGTCGAAATCACCAAATCGTTCGGCTCTGAAATACCCTCAGTGCATGATACTGGTAGTTCAATAAGCAGATTTTTTGGATCGGCGTACGGAACATTGTTGTAGGCGTAGATCGCTCCTGCGAGTCTGTCTAGAAAATCGGTATAGTCGTCTGGTTCACCGTAGCTGACTCCAAGTGGCAATGTCATACCAGGGAAGTCATTGCTTTGATTTGATAAGACTACATCTGTTCCATTAGATGAAAACTGTGAAGCTCTCACAAGCCAACTAGTCGGACTAGTGCCTCTTTCGATTCTTGCTTGTCGTGTCTCAATACCATTGCTGAGTGAGATCAACAATTTTCGTGATGGCGATGTTCCAAGGCTATTGAACAGAGTGACGGCTGCGTCTAAGCCTTGGACTTGTCCCCACTTTGATTCGCTTGCATTGTAAACGATGCCGTCAATTGCTGCGATTATCGCTGGTTTGTTCGTTAATGGTGTGAAACCAAGAACTGTATTGCTATTTCCGGAGAATAAGGAGGGCACTTTACCAAATTCGACGACTGCAACAGAAGATGTTGAACCTAGTGCTAGTTCCAAATCATCGACAAACTGTGTGATGTTCGGAGTAGTCAATTGTCCGTGAATGGCCCCCGAATTTCTTGAGACCATCAGAACTACGTTGAATTGATTGTGGGTCGGGGTGGTGCCCACAGAGCTGTAAACTTTTCTCTCGTCTGGGAAGTATGACAGTTCGATTGGTGTTTGTGCTTCTAGGTTGTCGGGCTTTCCCGCCAGAATCAATAGCTCGGCTTTTTCAATCCGGCTGGGTTTGTATCCTGTCATTCCGGGAAGCATCGCAAGACCGGTATCACCATCGATTACTCGATTTGGACTGTTGGTCCATGGCGATTCGAATTCAAAGCCCAGCTGAGTTGCGAAGCTTTCTCCGCTCCCTTGGTTGAATCTGGTATAGATGAATCTTTCATTGCCTGATACGTCTAAGCTTGTTGTTTGAAGCTCTGCTAAGTTCAAGTCAGTGTTGAGTTCTCCACTTACACCGTTGATTCCCCAGTCCACACAGTTAGGAGCGGAAGTTCCATCATATTCGCTTATCGGCATGTAAACGATAGTTCTGTTTGCTGTGTTAACAGTGCTTCTTAGACTGTATTTCACATAAACAGAGTAGATGTTTATAGGAACATTTGGGTTTGGTCCTGGTTCGAATCTGATTTGAAATGGTGTGAATGTCGCTGGCGTTTTCCCATTCACCACACCATTAATCTCTCCACAATTATCTAAGTTAATTGTCTTGTTGAAATAATTGTGGATAATATTGTCGTTGAGACCTTCAGCCTCGATTTGTATGAATCTTCTTTGATTAATCACCGGCTGAAGCGGTGATGTGAACAAGTATGCGATTCTGAATAGTGATCCATTGTTTACTGGATCAGACATTGTTCCATTTGTGTATGGGGTTACTTCAAATTGCCCAGCATTGAATTGTCCACCAGTTCCAACATTAGAGAAACTCTGGGTGTTTAATAATGTCTTGAGATCAGCCAGTGTAATATTGGCTGGGATATTTTGATACAACAGCACGTCATCGACATCATCGAATTGGCGGTCGATTGTAGCAACGATATTGAATGTTCCAGTTGAACCACCGACAAACCTTAGCCATCTTTCGATCGAAACTCCTGGAAACGTCGATCCAGATACGGTGTCGTTGAAGAAGATCTTGTTGGTTTTGGTTGACGTGGTAACGCTGATTGATTCGAATCCGTCGAAGGGGGCCTTCTTAATTCGGAAGCCCCATTTCACGATATACGTGGATGGTGCTATACCAGTTGGGACATGGAAATTGTAAACCTGGATTTCACTTCGACTGATGTATGGGAATGCATTATTCGAATTATATAGATTGAATATTGCTTCGAGGATCAAACTATTCAATGCGAAAAATGATGGCGGTTGATCGCCACTTTTTATCACATCTTCGGTGTTATAGTCGACAAATGGCGACGCAGAGATCGTCGTATCGTTTACGATGATTGGTTGAGTAGATGCGGTCTGACCACCACCGAATGTGAAGTTGATAGTAAAACTAGCATATCCGATATTAGTGAGATCCCATTCGTGGCTCGCACCATATACACCATATCCTCTTTGCCGAGGCGTTAAATTGGGGTCAAGCAGAGTGTTGCAGACGGGCACTTCTAGAAAATCATAAACACAAGTATTGTCTGGTCCTCCATCTTGTCCATTGGTACCATTTGAGCCATTAGAGCCGTTCGATCCATTAGAGCCGTTCGATCCATTAGAGCCGTTTGATCCATTGGAGCCGTTTGATCCGTTGGAGCCGTTGGAGCCGTTGGAGCCGTTGGAGCCGTTGGAGCCGTTGGAGCCACCACCTGGATTGCAGGGTCCGCATCCGCCACCGCTGACGTTTGTTGGACCGGTGCCGCCACATTCTCTAAAGAATAATTGTGTAATGCCTGGAGTTACATTATTATATGGAACCAGCATTTTGGTATTGTTTCCATCGATCTCAAATAAGAGGTCGCTCAATGTGGCTGGGTCTACTGCAAGAAATGGAAACTGCTTTACTCGAATTCCAAGAGTGTTCTCACCGATTTTGCTGTTGAAAAGAAAACTACCAGTATAATTCTCTACAGATGTATTTCCTTGTCCTGCACCGCCATACAATGGGCCGATGGTTTGGTCCACCAAGGCCGCAAAGTCACTGAAATTCATGTCCCACGGGACAGTCATACTTACGAAGCTATTGATATTTCCTCGTTGGATAGAAATTGGTCTTCTGAATTGGAAGGTCAATGTTCCATCTGTTAGTCTTCTATCAGTGCTCCAAGTCGAACCTAAGGCTGAACTTCCTCCTGGTCCAGAGAATGAAAAAACTTTTTCAGCATAAAATCCAGCTGACTGTGCTGCTAGAGCTCGATTCGTCGATGTCGTTCGAAAGATGGTGAAATCATATTCTTGACCTGCTCCACAAAAACCCGCTGGTGGCACACAATCGACGACGATATCATACCAACAGAATCCCTGATTAACATATTGTTGGATAGTGACGTTTGCGGCTGTGATGTTATCGAAAGTCGGAGTATTGTTGTATACGGCTAAGACCGCGTCCAACATCTGTTGTCTGACGTCCGCCATGTCAGAAGAATAATTGGCTCCAGCAGCTGGTTGGTCACTTAAAGCATTGTGATAGACAGAATTTGGGATACGAATTTCTGGCGACCATACTGATTCGCCCCATTCTACTGATTGTAGGGTGAATCGGAAAGCTCCACCCATTGTTCTGAATGGAAACAATAGTTCGAATCTTAATGCTGCCCCGTTTCCACTGCTTTGAAGTCTGATTGGCTCGTTCGATTCTTGTGCCCGTAGACGGGTTGCTTGTCTTTTTACGCCTTCGATTTTCTTTGCGATAAGGCGTTGTGTGTCAAGATCTCCGCTGTTTACGACGCCATTATTGTTGGTGTCTTGGCCATTAATGTAATTGATGACTTGCAGTGCATCTAGTGCCGAAACAGTCCGACTGCCATTCACATCGTAGAAGAATTCTGGTTCTACGAAAGGGTCGAATTCAATGCCTCGATTTAATGCATTGATAACTAAGAGGGCATCAAGTGCCGTTACATCGCCACTATTATTGACGTCATACCGATTGCGAGGATTAGTCCACGGGAACTCCGATCGTGCTTGATTAGAATTACCCCTGATTAGGGGCTTTCCCGGATCGACGATCACGACGTCGATTTTGTTGTTTTTTGCTATTCCTTCGCATGGAAAACATTTCATTGTTCGTTTCCAATTGTGCTATTGCCCAGTCTCTGACCATTTTAAGAATTCGTGTTTGTTCTCGCGAAGCTTCACGCCTCGTAGAATAGAGAACTTGCTCTGGTAAGCAGACCTCTAGATCATTATCCAAATAAACGAATTCCCCTGTATTTTCGCTTCGTTCGATACTCTCGACAACCATTGACTGGACTAAGATACGACTCGTAACCAGAGTGATTATATTGTCAAAAGATTCATGTTCTAACTTTGGCAATGCACGACTACTCTTCCAAATATGTCGCAACGGCGTTCGGCTAAGTGCGAAAATCGGATGCTCGAACATGAACATGTCATATTGTTCACCCAATTGATAACTTTCATGCGGCTCTAATCCCAGGAACCATGCCGTGCTACCAAGTGGATATTTAGCCGAGGCCATAATTGGATTTGTTTCAGTCATAAAGAATCTCCCTCCTTATGTTTGTATATAGCAAGGGCTTGAGAAACAACCATGTCCCTCAAGCCCTTGAGTCGCTCATTGTCTGGATTATGTACGTTACGGACGAACCGCAACATGTTCAACGCTCGGCCCGGTCCCAACAAGCTCAACCCGCACTCCAGCCGCGTCTTCGACCTTCGCAATGAAACTGTGAACCTTGTCGCCAAGTTCATCCCAATTGTTCTTGCCATAACAAGACCAATCAACATAATTCGCGAAGTTCAAAGCAATTTTCGTGGCCCCGTTGACCATTGCAGCTTGGCGGAACTGAATATCTGACCGCTCGAACACCCGTCGAAGCCTCTTCGTGACCGTTGTTAGCTCTCCGGCCATCACTTCGGGTGGAGCACCGCATCGAGTCGCGACTTCCTCCCAAGTGATCTCCTTGCTGTCGGAGTAGGGGTCGCCGCTGTAGCCAACAGTCTTGCCCTTTTCTACCACATTCCCAACTCGAATTGGATAGGGCCTGATCACCATGTAAACGTCGCCAATAACTTGATGGGGCAGCCCCATATCAGCGACTGATTGCAAAGCTGTACATTGACGGCTTGTGCAATTCGGGTATTGATTCCCGTGATTGATATCAAGCCCAAAACCTTGGGAGCCTTCATGGAGAATAGTGCGACCGGTGGTTAAATATTGCATCAACAGATCGGGCAGATACTTGCTTTTGGAGCCAAGACGATCAGCAAGAAAACTCGGAGCGAAGAAGGACAGATCTTCGTAGTCTCCAGCCAGCTTGACATCTGGTCCTCGCATCACTTTATCAGCTAAAAAGGCTCCGCAGCCTTGCATTGTGCTGGCAATGTGCTTTGTACCGCCCTTGAGTTCGGATTCACGCTCTTTGTGTTCTTGCGTGATCACTCCGGCTCTTGGATGGACGGTTAAGTTCGGGTTGCCGCATTCTTTCAGTTCTTTGAGCAGCTGGTCGACGGTGAATGCTGCTCCTGCTCCGACAACGACTTCTGGTGAGTAGTTGTCGAGTTTGTTAAGGATCGTGGAGCTTGGCAGGGCTTTTGCGACGAATTTTGTTCCGTCCGGGAGAATGGCGGTGTGGCCTGCGTTTGCCATGTTGGTGCAACTGATGACTTCGGGCCTGTCTCGCCATGCAAGGTATGAGTTGATCAGACCTTTGCCAGTTGAGCCATGTTGTCCGTCTACGACGAGGTTAATTTTTCCAAGTTTCATAGTATCTCTGTAATGAAATGAAGTTAAGTGACGTCTGATATCAAAATGGTTTTCGGTCTTTTCTGAGGGTCTTGTTCCACCATTTAGAATACCTATTAAATTCTGTGTATGCCCAGCCCATTGAGATGCACAGTCCGACTGGAACCATCAATGGGTCTATGAAGAGTCCTGCTAGCGGAGTTAAGATGAACAATAAATGCACTAACATGATTCTGAATGACCAGAACAGACCACCTTTCACTTTCCACGCCGGATAAAATTCGGGCTGTTCGTTCATTTCAGTCCCAGATCGTTCTCATGCTGGTTGTTTCGCAAGCTTGAGGGCTTCCGAAGCTTCGATGATTTTCCAGTCAGATTCAACGTCAGCATTGAATGGAAGAGCCATTTTCGTCGCACAAATCTTTTTCGCGATTGTGCAGATCAGCCCTTGGGATTCATCAAACCGGATATAATCTGGTCTGTAGCCCTTGGCGATTGAATCTAAAAGCTGCAGGGTCTCTTTGTCCTTGAGACCGTGACCTGAAAGGTTCCAACCAATAGTTACTTGTTGGTTGAGGTTGTTTTTCAGAAAGTCAGAGCACATCCGCAAGTCTTTGAGCAAGACTTGCGGGTTATCCGTTTTCATTGGAACGATTTCGAATCCTTCGACGTCAAAAACATCTGCGTTGATGTTGATGAATTTGTCAGAGCCTGGAGCCCGTTGGCTTGGGTTCTTGATTGTTGTCAGGAGATGGTATTTCGCCTTCATCATGCTGCGTCCCATGATGCTTTGCTCGATGCTCTCGGGCGGGACGATTACATTGCCGACTCTTTGTTTGTGAGCAAGCTCAGAAGCTGGTCGGATAGATTGTGCGTCGTTGCATTGAATAATCAATGAACCCCATTTGATGTCACTCATAATCTGCTAATTGTCCTTCGTATTGGGATAGATGCTTGTGGGCGACCTCGATGGCCTTGCTCATTTCACTCATTCTCAATACATTGTCGAGTTGGTAAAATGATACTTCTCTTTCAAGACTCTCTGGAGCAACAAAGATGATCGGCTTGTTTAGAGATATCGCGACACCCATCTCAATATGGGTTCCGCCACCACCGGGCCAGATAACGAATAAAACATCCGCATCAATAACGCCTTGCAATTCCTTGGCTGCGATCTCTTTCCTGACTTCGACTGGTGCGAAACCATGGGTCGTCCAATCGTAGCTGACTTCATGACCAAAGTCACTCAGTCGATTAATTGCTATTTTGGCCTGATCTGCATTAGAAAGAGTGGTCGCGACATAGAACTTAGCTGGCATAACCCGTATCCTGGATGATAAATTGTGTGGCTTGATCTGGCCTCACAGTAGTAAAGTGACTCATGAATGGCCACTTATTTACACCCTTACTACAAAACACGATTTTTTGTTTCTCGTCTTCTTTTAAAACTTCCGTCATCCTATCATACCAATTCGCTTCCTTGACAAAACGCTTTTTGCGTTCCTCTGGCTTGACGTCTGGGTTTATCCCGTAAAAATGGGTCTTGCCTAGGTCCATGCTTTCGCTCATATCGCAACCGACGACGTATATCCGGTTGAATTGCATGTACACAGCGATTTGAAGGGTGGCGTAGACACTCGACATGCCGACATATACTCCCCTAGAAATATCTCTACTCCAACCTAGTCCGGGGTTGTGTTTGAACTTGATGCTTCCTACGTTGCCTTCTTTGATGCCGGTGCTATTGAAGACGGTTCCTGCAAAGCCCTTGTATAATTCTTTGTGACGATGATATTGTGATCGATCATAGAAGGCCCAGTATGGTGTTGGCCAGCATCGTTTGTCTGGGACGTTGATCGTACAGAGCTTGATATTGTCGTACTGTGCTAAGCGGTTAGTATCGACTTGCTCTAAAGATGGCCCGTTACCCAAAATCACCAGGTATCGGCCTTGGGCTGATCCCTTGAGTGCTTTGACTTTTTCGATCTGATCGACCGTTAGGTCAGCACTGAGATAGGTGACTTTGGGTGGGACTTTTCGTCTAGGAGCTTGGGGGACTAATTCCCGCCGTGTCCTGTTGATTCGGTCTCGGACCGTGTTAACCGATTGGTTTCTTCGAGCGACCACCGGGGCCGCTTCGCTTGGTGGAATTGGTTGTACTTGGGTCCGTGGTGGAATCGGTTGGTGACGTACTTGAGTAGTACGCTGAAGGGTCTGTTTATTAGACGCTGCTTGCGTAACCGGTTTTTGAATTACCGTCACTTTCGGTTTGATCGCTGTCCGTCTCAGCACGCTTGCTGTAACTGCTCGCTGCATCTTTAGCGTCCTTAACAACATTGTCTAGGACGTCAAGCATTGGACCACCGGGGTCACAACCCATAATGACGCCCACATCTAATTGGGCATCATTATTTTTCTTCATGGTAATGATGATGAATTCATCTGCATCATCCAACAAATCGCTAACTCTGCTCATTTCAAACTCCTGAAATAGGCTTGTAACTTCTCATAGAAACATCAAGGTGACCCTTGTCTAATCGTTCTCGCAACTCGTGCATCTGCTTTGAATAACGAGTCGATTTCCTCAGGTGGTTGTATATACAGCGATGGATCGCTGTCGTCAGAAAATTAAAGACGGGAGCCAAGCCTGGCTCATACCGAATTTTCTTGTTCCGTATTTTATCGATGACCATAACCAGACCTTCCTGTTCGATTTCCATCCTTGAATCAGGTTCGACAGAGAATTTTCTGGATATTCCTTCACACATCTTTTTGACCTCAAGGAACAGCCTTTCCCAGGCGTAAGACTCGGTCGGCTCCAGGTAGTAACCATCGTCAAGTAATCTCTGATGTGTTACCCTGTCGGCTACCCTGACTTGTATTCTTTCGAGGTCGAAATTAACGTCACCCGCCTCGCTTGTAACATGTACGGGGTCAAAGAGGACCAAAAAATGCTCTTTCAGAGGAAGCCAGGGATTCTTGCACGTTTGAGTCTTCTGTGTTACAATCTGGTCGGGTTTAACACGGCTGTAGATCGCTCCTACCTGTCGTAACGGTTCGAAATCGGGTGTGCTGGATGCCATTGCCCATTCGAACCAAAATCGTTCTAACTCTTTACTGTCACAATAACGTGCCATGGAGGATTTTCCTATTATGAGTATTATTACTCAACTGCCAGAGCTTTACCTGCGAGGTAGCCTAGCTAATGAAACGATGGCCAACTTGACTGCTGAAGAGCAGGACCGGGCAAATGAAGTGGTGGCGTTGGTTGTAAACCACCCCGAAATGGAAAAACACAAGCGGAGGTACATTAGAGATATGAGTACCACCATTGGGGGTGACTACCGAGACAAGGAAGCCGCCGAGCAAGACTATTACGTCATCATCTGGCGTGGCGTCGTGATGCTCTATTACCACAAGAAATACGAGTTCGAATGCACCCAGTGCGGATCACGGACTTACAAGAACAAGACTGGTTCTCTATCGGAAATTCAAAGCCGTGATAATCCCTGCAAGAACTGCGGTTGCACAGGCGATGACGGTGAATCTCCGATCCGAGCCATTGTTGTAGGCGAACGCCACCCTGACCCTGACTCCGTAATCCAAGACGAGACACAAATGTCTCGGTGGTTTAGTCAACAATTGTCTAATGCCACTCGTCAACAATTACGGGAAAATCCTATCACCACCACTACGAGGACGAATACCGTGACCGATTACGCCGACAAACAGATCGTAAGATCCGTCGAAAGCCTACTCAACAGCTCCAAAATCAGCCACCAGAAAGTCAACACCGACAAAGGTAGCGAACAAGCCGCAAGCGTCTACTTCGACGTCCAGGCATGCCCAAGCCGGACCATCGGACAAATCTCCGCAATCCGACAAGAAGCACAAGAAAACGGAGTGGTCATCTCCCTCGACCCATCTGGCATCACCATCCAACGTGGACCAGACTGCAAGAGCATCACCCAAAGCGTGACCGAAAAAGTCCACGTCACGATGCTCACACCAAGTCAGTGTGGGCCAGACGCACCAAGCCCAATTGAGGTACCACACGAAGCCGAGCAAGACCACGTTGCCAAAATTATCTCAGATGACTTCCTCGCAACGGTCGACGCACGACTACCAACCGAGAACTGTCGAGCCTATCGCCAAATCAAGAGCGGCGAAGGGTACTGGTACGACCGATACCTGCAAGAATTCGGAGACGCCAAAGTGTCACTCAAGAACATTGAGTCAATGCTCGGGCTGTCCAAGAAGGAATTGACCACCGTCCGTGTCCAGGTCGAAGCTTTGACACTAGCGATGGTCAAAGGCGACTATTAGCGATAAATGTCACCAGCCATACCGGCTGAGTGACTATATCCTGTCCCCAACATTCCGAAGTTGAGTACCTGATCGATACTACGTTCAGGTGTCACCCAAGGAACGTAGCCATCTTCGTGCTTACTCAACACCCGAATAATAAAAGCAATAATCTGCTTCGGGTTTACCCCATACTCGATACCATGAACCCTATTCACAGGTTCACCCATCTTAACAGTATGGAGTGTCGCCATAATATCCTGGTGGGCCGTACGCCCCAGGAACATTCTCTTCGTGCCCAGAACGAATAGATTCCACTCTAATGATAGGTGGTCATCTTGGATTTTTAAATCCTTAGCGTTCGGCACAATTTCCAACTTCGTGTGAAGCTGTGGGATCTGCACAGTTATATCGGCCAATTGGCTAGGATCAACAATCCTACCCATACTTTCTTTGCCGACCTTGCCGATAAAATAATGAATCAGGTTCTTCTGTACTTTATGGCAGTTCGCGGCTCTTCTGAGATTATCTAGATCAACTGGCATGAAATTATGACTCTAGGTATGACAACTTAGCACGCTTGCGTACTTTAATTTCGCTTCCGAATACACTCTGCATTGTATTATTGTGCGAAATGATAAAAACCGATCCGGCACGATTGACCAAATCATTCTTAATAATATGTATCAGTGCGTTGATCCCCTGACGATCCATTTGACCATCAACCTCATCAAGAACAAGCATATTGCACTGACGCCCATACAATTGCTCATGGAGGTCATAAGTAGCTAGCATCATCGCCACATCAGTACGACGTTTCTCACCATTACTCTGAAAATCGTACCCCCAATAATTACTCTCTACTCCAAGACTATCAGTCAATTGTACTTTGACTTCAAGCTCCATTACATCCAAGTAATACCGAAGTCTTTCATTGATTAGGGGAATATGCTGTCCGACAATATCCCTCTTGACTTTCGATCGATCGCTATAAGCCTTGCGGATGTACTCAAGGTGGATGATTCTCTCTTCGAGAATTCCGACCTTCTTCTGACATTCGCCGATCTCCTGCTTAATCCGACCCAACGATGACTTGAGTTCATCCATCGCCTGGACGTTCGGAGCGACCTCTTCTTGAATCCGAACAATCTCGGCATCAAAGCCTTGAATCTGATGCTGGAGGCTCACCCGATACCGTTCGTTTGCTTCTACAACGCTCAGTTCGATCTTTGGTGCTTGTTCGACCATTACCTTTTGAACCTTGGCGATCATCGCATCCATCGCTTCGATCTGACCAGCTTGATCAGGCAACGTTGACTCCAAGGAAGCCTTTTCTTCGCTCTTCGGCGTCGTTTGCTCATGAACATGACCATCGGCAACCGGCTGACCGCAAGACGCACACGTAGTACCTTTCTTGCTCTCCCACGCCATGATCTCTCGTTGAAGATCCGCCACCCGCCGCATAGAATAATTATAGCTATTCGCCGTCTTGGTCCTGTTAGTCTGGACTGCGTTGATCTTCTCGGTCATTTGGGCCTTGAGAGCATTATATCGCTCCCAGCACCCACGTACTAATTCAATATCGTATACTTGGCATTGGTCAAGCTGGACCTGTGTGTCGTTCTTTTGTTGGATTTTGGCGTTGATACGATTAGTGCGGTTGACTTCAAATTGGTCTGCAGCATTCTTCTGGGCTTCTGTCTGTGTCTTTAGATCGGTTAAGAATCGGATTCTGCTGCTGATTTCAGTCTTTTGTGTCTCAAGATCTCTGGTATCAGCACCGGCTCTCGCTTGAGCACTCTTGGCGTAATATCCCAATCTATCCAACTTGAGCAGCTTTTCTAAAACCTCTTTCCGCTTCTGGTCACTCATTTGTAACCAGGGCTTGTCGAAGCATGAAAAGAAAACGCTTTTGGAGAAGATATCCCAATCGAGCTTGAATGCTTGGTTCAGCTTGGCTTGTTGTGCTTTGAGCGTGCCAAGTGTGTCGGCTGTTGCACACGTTTCTTCTCCAGCGTGATAGAAGGTGACTTCCGTGGTTCCATCTGCTGTGCGTGTTCTGAGGATGTTATCGCCGTTTTCGAGGACCACCTTGCCCCACGTATCCGCTTTACTGCCCCAGTTTCTGATTTTATTGCCGGGGTTGGCTGAGTGAGTGGTGCGACCAAAAAGCGTCCATTGAAGGGCCGAAATGACATTACTCTTACCGGCTCCGTTGGATCGTCCATCGAGCAGATTGCCGTTTTCGTCTTCAATGGTCCCGGTTATGAAGCACTCTTTCAAATTGGTCAAGTCAACGGTTGATACGTAATCACCGAAGCTTAAGTAATTGGACCATGAGAATTTAGCAATTTCAAGCATATTATCTGTCGACCTTTGGGATAATGTCAGTTACCGCTTCTTTGAACCACTGAGGGAACGAGCTTTGATTATTGCGGTAGACGCGGTTGAAAGACTCAGATGTCTTTATAAAACCTTGATTTATTATCTGTATGTTGCTTTGCGTATCCATGTAATTCTGCATACTCTTTTTCTTTTAAACCCATTTTTATGGCCATATTATACAGGCTTTTCTTGTGCATAACCCAACCATTATTACTGATATAATAATATGATGGCTGAGTGTCACCATCATATATCCAGTTATCCGCTTTATAGATTGTGCCATTGTGCCCCATGGTGCTATCGGCGAAACTATAAATTCTTTTTGTTTTTGGTCTTGATTCTTTGTGTTCTGACCTTATTCTACTCAAACACCAGCTAGCGAAATTTTTCTTATGATATCCAGGTTTTATACAAAATCTTCTTAATTCTCGACATTCATTGTTGGTTAAGCCGTGTCTTTTTGGCGTTTCATTTCTTGAACATGGCCCTATACACCCAACCGCTATTAATTCATCATTGAGATAAAAACAAATATTGTTACTGTGTGTTATTGTCCCGAGATAATGATATGAATATAAAAATTCTGAAATGGTCTTATTTTCTTCTACTTTTATTGATACATTTGAAAAATCAAATTTTTTTTCATCTACAGAAGATATGCCGAATTTACTTAATAATTTATTCAGGACAGTGTTGTTGGAATAAAAGTCTCTTTCATATAAATACAACACATCGTAGTCGGTATAATTAGTAATATATGTTCTCTTCGATCTATCGTTTCTAATAGCCTTTGGTAGTGAGTGCCAATATTCTCCCTGTACTTCTATTAATAAGTTATGTTCTGGGATGAATGAATCAAAACACCAAGGTCCTATTGGGTATTCCTTGAAATGTTCTATATTAAGATCATCGAGTATATTCGAAAGAATCTTTTGTTGGCTTGATTCCCTAGGCATTTTGCTTCTTGCTATTGCCATTTTGTTTCGGAATTCTTCGTTTTGCCACAACTTTTTAAAGTGTTCTTTGGCTCTTTTTGAGGCCGCTTTTCTATATCCCGGTCTATCCCAAATTTCCCTCATGGTTTTGCGGTATTCGGGCTCCATGCGTCTTTTTAAGATGCATTCTTTAATTTCTGGATTATTCCAATATTCAGCAGATTTTCTTGCGTTCTCTGATCTTTGTTCTGGCGTTGAAGCCGCCATTATACCATTTGATACTAGTTTTTTGAAATTATTATTGTTTTTTAGTTTGTCTTGTCCTATTAAATATGAATCGCGATGTGATCTATGTGATTCTTTGGCCGCACAAGAGTAGCATAGTTTAGATTGTTTTGCTAATCTATATTGAATCGATCTGGTTTGCCCGCATTTCTCACATATTGCCCCAACAAGATCTTTATTCTTTATCTTCGATTTATTTCTTTCTTTTTCTCTTTTTGAGTTATTAGAATTCCTTATCTTTATAGCACAATCTGTGCAATATGAACAACCGTAGATTTTAAGTTGTTTGTAAAAATTGGGAACGGTTTTTTCTGATGATTTTCCGCATTTATGGCAATTAAATCTTTTCCTTTTTGCGGACATTTGGTATCTCCTTGGTTACGGCTTCTTTGAACCACAATGGAAAAGAATTTTGATTATTCCGATAAATTCGGTCAAAAGACTCGTCAATAATAAAAGTATCTGCCCAATCTGTCATACTTCTAACACTGCGCCCTACGCTTTGTATAATTTTGAGTATGGTAATGTAGTCATAATATTCTGAGTCAAGCTCCATTCGAGCTTCGAGTTGCTTGTTCTCGTAGAAATTGGCGAAAGGCACCTTGCAAAGGATCTGGAATCGGCTCAGATCATCCTTCAAGTCGACACCTTCATGCATGGCCGGTGCGATGATAATAGAGCCCGGACGTTTCGCATGGGCTTCGATCATTTCGGTTTTGGTCTGAAAATCGAATTGTTGAATCAATCGATTACTCACTACCGGTGGAAGCTTCTCGATGAGGGCTCGTTGAATGCCGAATGAGTGAGTGTGGATGATCCCGCGATGCTCTTTGTAACGGAGTGCGATATCGACTACCTTATTAGACATATCACCGATCCATTGGTTCATTTTGGCTTTGCCACCAGTGAATCGACCGGCGAAATCAGTCGTGATCGGGCGATTAACAATCGGGAATTGCGATGGGATACGCATAGCGGCGTATTCTCCCTCTTGGATTCCAAGGTTTCGTGCGAAAGTCTTAGCATTGAGAATCGTCGCACTCAAGAAGACGATGTGATCAGCGAACTTGAATAGAAAATTCTTCGCAGCCCGGTGAGCGAAAATCGGTTTGAGAGTCGCTTTGGTCGTGTCCGTTTTCTTGTCTTCTTCGTACTCGACGACCCACCCTGTTGGATCTTCCTTGACCTCGATCATCATATTGATGTACTTCTTGAACAGTCCCTCATAAGTCGTCATCATCCGGAGATTTTGGCTTTCCCGAGCTGTTTCGATTTTGTCCTTGAGATATTGCAACGCCCCGATCTGTTGCAACCATGTGACGTATTGCATCGGGTTGGTGAGTTCTGGGATTTTGGTTTCGATGTGTCGGCTGCTCACTGTACATTCGAGATAATCAAGCAGCTTGGCTTCGGTGTTGTGGCAATTAGAAACAACAGTGTTTCCTGCAACATAATTATGATTATCCTCTACTTCTAAGTCATAGGTGTAATCATATTTATACTGATCGATCGAGATGATCGGTTGAAATGTCGTTTCTTTTACATCTTGATTTTCTATTTGGTCGTTGTATTGAGGCCATGAATCGTTCTCAATGGACTTGTCTAAAACCCCGTCTTGATTGCATTTTTTGAATTCAAGTAATTTATATCTCATATGTGTTGGCACAAATTTTGATATAATCCACATTAGCCTTCTTGATGATTGTCTGTTTAATGAGATATAGAAATAGATTCTCCCATCTTCTTTTTTCTCTTCGTGCACGCTGGCTGCAAGATCCCATTTGGTTGTTAACCAATTTCTTAATGTAACCACTTCTGAATAATCAAATCCTTGAGTGTGAAATCTGCACGTCTCATTCGATTTTCCACCATCATCCATGTACCACACTGCCAGACCGAGTAGTCCGATTTTATTCAACCATGAATCTTTTGGTGTTTTACGACCGCCTAATATTGTCGGCATGATCGTATCATAAAACCCGCAATTTGTTTGGAATCTGGCTGTTGTTTTTCCAAAACCTTTCGATTTTTCTAGTTTGGGTTTATTTCCGACGTGTCCTTTTAATAAAGAATGTTTCCAAAGCAAGTATTCATATTGTTTCGGCCCATGTCGAAAACTTATTCTTGCTCTATTGCCTTTATTGACATGTTTTTTCGAAATTCTTTTTGATTCGACAATATCAAGTGATGCGTCACCCAACAAGGACCCTAAGACCAATTGTTCTTGGTCATCTGTGATCTGATTTTGATTTACCATGACTTGGTCTCCGATCCTTAAATCAGACAACTTTTTTAAACCATTTGGGGTATAAATCTTATGGTCCATAGTGGGATACATTATTCTGTTGCCAGCCAGAACTCTGAATGTCTGGTTTTCATCTCTTTTTAGCCATCTGGTGACTCGTTTATATTCGAATTTTTCTTCTTCGAAATTCCAGCTTTTTACCCTTACTTGCAGATTTTGGTTTACTATTTTTCCAATTGGAATTCTTCCAATTTCTGTTTCGATGAATGTGTGTGCATGAAAACATTCGTCGATGATGAGGATTTTGCGTTTGGAGAATCGGTGCCCGGCGTTCAGGTGCAGGATGAAGTTGTTGAAGTTCATCGAGCAGGTTTGGGCGTTGATCCCGCCGTAGAGCTTTTCGTAGTATGGGCAGAAGCTGTAGTTCATGTCCTGTGGCAGTTGGACTCGGCCTGAGTCTTTGTCCTCTTGGCTTGGGAGGCACATGCTGCAGCTGGCTTTGCCGGTGTTGGTTTTGCAGTATCCTTCGTCGCAGCTGAGTTCTTGACCTGCTTGTTGGGTGTACCGGTCTTTTCCCAGGATCGTGTAGAGTCGAGTCTGGAAGTTCTGGTATGCGGTGCAAGGATAGGCATTGCGGCCTTTGAGCGTGACGACGGTTGGGAAGTCCGTTTCGATCTGGTCCTGCAGGTGTTTTGTGGTTGTGATGTAGTAAGCACGTTCGGTTCCTGCTAGGGCTCCGATTGCCACAGCGATTGGGCTTTTGCCGCTTCCGGTTGGGCATTCGGCAATGATGTACTTGTAGCCTGCGTTGATTGAACGAACTATCCCTTGTATTACTTCTTTTTGTTGTGGTCGATAGGTTTCCATTGGGAAACAGGCATCGATCAGATTTTCATCAATTACTTGAGCTGGAATTGTTTCAGACATGAGCAAAGTCCTTTTAACGGCAGATTTTCATTTTGGTCTTCACGGTCGGACCAAAGACATTTTGATGGCAGCGAAATCGATTCGGAGTTACGCCCAGAAGAACGGTATTAAACACGTTTTTGTTTTGGGTGATCTCTTCCATGATCGTGAGTCAATTAACGTTGAAGTGATGCACGTCGTTTATGAGTTTCTCGCGGCTACGAAAAGAGAATACGATCAAGAATGGTATGTCTTTCCAGGCAATCATGACATGTACTACAAGTACAACTGGAAAATCACATCACTCCGACCGTTAGCGGACGTCTGTCACGTGCTGGAAGACATTCATCGCGTCGAGTTATTTGACCGTCGATTTTGGATGATCCCGTTCATCGCCGTCGACAAGGCTTATATGGACGTCGTCGACGAGATCGACAAGGAATGTCGCCAAAGCGACGTTTTACTCACTCACATTGGATGTATCGGGGCCTCGTACAACCTTTGCTTCTTATTCCAAGAACAAAAGGCCATTAATTTCGACCACCGAGCGGCTGGTCAGGTCTTCACCGGACATTTTCATTGTTATCATCGGGCTGGCGTGAAGACTCACTATGTGGGGTCGCCGATTCCTTTCTCATTCGATGAGGGTGTTGTGCCCCATGGTTTTGTTGAATACGATTGTGACACCGGGAAGCATAGCTTCGTGGATTTGCGTCCTCTGATGTACACTGATAATCCTGGCCAGATGATTCCCCCTCATATGTTAACGATTGGTCTTGATGATGTGGCTGGTTTATCGGAACATGATGTGATGGGGAATCATTTTCGGATTATTGCGGAGCAGTATCTCCCTGATGATTTGACGACTCAATACCGGAAAGAATTGTTGGATAAGGGAGCAAAGGTCGTCAGATTCCTTCGACTGAAAGATTCCCTTGAGCCCGAAGTTAATAGGGGTCATGGTGCTCCGTCCAGGATGCAAGTTCAAGATCTCTTTAGCCGATATTTTGATCGTGATAAACACGCAGATAAATATAATAAGTCTTTAATGGAGCAGCTAAACAGTGAGATTATCCATGAAGGCGATTCACTGTACACAGTTGATAACATAGGCGTAGATTGATGGCAGCTGTCACTAAATTCCCTCGTAATCCGATAAACGGTCAACTGTTTGTCGACACAAATGGAATTGAGTGGCGGTATCAAAGCGGATCTATTCGTTGGGTGCAGAATGAGCTGAATGAGTTGATTCCTCTTGCATCGCCTGTCCAGGATGGGTTGATCACACCGGTAATTTATAACAAGCTCGTTACGCTGCAGGATTCTCTTCAAGGTCTTGATGTTTCCGTTTTCAAGATCGCTCCTGGCACTGACGCATATTACTATTATTTCTACAGTCCTGACGGGCTAATCGATATTCGCTATCGTGGTAATGGCGAAATCAATATCGACGTCAACGAACAAAAGCTCGTCGCTTATTACTACCGATATCTCTGTATTGGCGATCGAGGCCCCCAGGGCGAGCAAGGTCCTGATGGTGAGGTTGGTATTCCGGCCCCAAATGAGGCGACATATTATCCTTTTAAGGTTAATGATGTCGTTACCGGCCAAGCTTATGTTCCTATTCCGATTGGGACGTATTTTAATCATCCTACAATCACACCTATTAGCCTTAGGTTTTTCGGGTTTTATGAAATCCCTGGTTCGTTTTCGTTCGGGGACCAGTTGGTATATTGGATTGATGTGATTGGCAGCCCTTTTGTTGCTGATGAAGAGAAAACGGTTTTCTCACGTTTACGCCAGCAAATAATTGACCAGTCTCTAGGTCTTACGACTGGTCCAAATATCGCATTGTCACAAACTGTGACGAATTCCTTGAATCTTGTGCCTAATGTCATTTTCCAGTTGGATATTAATCCAGTAGATGGCTCTTTTGAAATAGTGGTCAATGGCATCGGGGCTAATCCAGATGATATTGTGATCGAATTTGATCAAAATATCGGACTTCTCAAATTCGAAATTCCCGGTGGTTGGCCCGAAGAAACTGTTTGGAAAGCCCGTCAACGTGGTCCCACTGGTGATCGTGGTGATATTCCGGACGGTTTTATCCGGACTGAGCCTTGTGAATTCCCAGATGATTCGAATGTTCGTCCTGATGGGACTTTGACTCATTTTCGGTTGGACTGCGAGAATGACACTTTTTATGTCAATTATACTCGTTTGGTTTCTCAAGATGCTTTTCAGTTGATTACGACTGATATTTTGGCTGGTACTACCACTACTCGGCCTATAGTTGAAGGCCGGTATGTTGCTGTGGAACGTGTAGCGACAGCTATAAAAAAGACGACGCCTTTGTCTAATGCATTTCCTGAAGTAGAAGTCGAGGACCCAGATCTACAACAATGGGAACCTCAAGACGGATGCTTCACTCGCCGTTCATTTGAAAAACATGAATTCGATTGGATTTCTGGGACTGATGCTGCAGCATGTTCAGAAGATCTCAAATGGTATGGCCCAGAGGGCGTTCGACCCGGTAGATATCCTTACGAGTTGGTTCGTCCTAAAGAGCCAACTGGTGATGAGTGTTGTCAGGATGATTACTTTATCTTTCCGGAATCCGGCGAATGTTGAGTGTAAATCCACACTGTATTATTAATCTATGAAATATCAAGAATTACATCGTATCAAGTTTTCTGATGGATTGTCTATTTCTGGGCTCTTTGATAAAGTCCGGAAATCTCCAACAGAATGGGTAATGATTGCAGACTTGTCGTATCAGTGCTTGGAACCACCGGCTGATTTTGATACTACAAATGTGAAAGCAATGTATGTTCCTCAGATCTTGCCATTTAGTTCTAAAATCCAGAACCCATTCGGCAAGAAGATTAACCACGTTGCTCTCCAAGCTAATTTGAAGACTCAACCGGTTTTGACGAATGTCGATGTTAAGCCGGATTTTATCCCGTTCGGTTTAATAGCTCATAAGGGCACGTTGGCACGATTATTGCATCGGTGTACTAACATCACCGACTTGTTTTTAGAATTGAGTTTACTGCTGCACCCTAAGTCATATGATGTTTCAGTCTTGGAAGGGTGGCTCGCATCTGTTAAATTCCGAGAAGCGTTGCCAACAGTTAGGGCTTCATTGTCGTCGAATTATTCACGCCAATCTTTAGACTACTTGTTGTCTACTGAAAAAGACGAGATCGTTGTTACACAATCTCGTGGTTCAATGACCGGAGTTCACAATTCAAACCGCGACGGGTTTATTAAACTTTTTGATAAGGTCCGTGGTAATGATGTATTGCTGACTGACTCTTATTCGAATGATTATCAATTTTGTCAGTATAATTATTTGACTTTTGCTTTGGACCCCGATATCGACGCGGATTTTTATTTCGCTTTGCCGGGTGCGATGATCACGGAATTCGATATGTCTCGAACATTCGCACAGATAGTCTTGCTTGACCATACTAGTCCGGGACCTTTGTTCACTCCGTCTTTGGGTCCGGTTGGGACGTTCGCAGTTAAGCAGTTCACGTCGAATATCAATTTCGCACCGCCCTTTTCTGTCTCTTCCAATAATATGCTGACTGCCATTGAGATCTTGGTGTCGTGCTCTCCAAAGTCTATCCTGGTCAATTCTAATAGTGTGTTCAGTGCTTTGGTCGCAGCTGGCGATAATTCTGAATCCATTAAACGTCAGACTTTTATGACTAGGATCATAGAGCATTGCACTGATCGTGGTATTTCCTTCAAGATCTTGGGTGATGTATGTCAATTGTCTGGATGATCCTTTTTCTTGTTTCAGCAAATTATTGGGCATGGGTGTTTTCGAAGAAGGAATCCGTCATCAATATTAATGTTGAAGCACCCAAGACTCCCACAGTCTATAAGGGCAATGTGGAGACGTTGGATTTTCCAACAAGAGAGGAAAATGGCTACGGTAAGAAACAGGAAGTTCCATTACCCGATCCTGCTTCGATGATGAAGAAAGCACCCAAGACTAGCTTCGGTTCAAGGGCAAAGAGTGGCGAGTGAACCTAATAGAATATTGTCGGACACTGTAAAGCGTCCAATCCCTGTCATCGCTGATACCCCTCTTGCTCCTAAACCTACCAAGCCCGCACTGTCCAAGATCGATATCGTTCGTGGGCATACCCGCATTGCTTCGGTAGTAAATAAGGTTGCCAAGAAACCAAGGGTGTTTCGGCTTGGCGAAATTTGTAGAACAAAGAGAATGAAAATGGAATACTTAGGACTCGACCTCGGAACCCGTAATATCGTTCTTGCCTTTAAGGAAGAGAACGGCGAAATCGGCTACCTCAGTGAGGTTAACGGTTATTGGCCTTTCGAGCGTGTCACTCCATTCTTGAAGAATATGCTCGATGATCCCAACAAGGTCAGATCTGACGGGACCAAACGCCCGGCACGTTGGATCGAGCTAGACGGTCAAGCAATCATTCTCGGCAAAGACGCAGAAGAATTCGCTTATGCCAAAAACGATTATCTTCGGCGTCCCATGGCTGAGGGCGGTGTTGCGGCTGACGAAGAAGCTATGACGATCCTCTCAACGATTGTCACTGGCTTGTTGCAGACGGCTGAAGACGACATCGGCAAATTCGGTGATGGTGTCAAGCTGTGTTACTGTACGACCGCCAAAGCGATTAATAAAGATATCAATCTGGATTACCATACTCGTGTAGTCAATGTCATCTTGGATAGTTATGAAACTAAGTCCAATATCGAACGGCATACGATCAAGGAATCACACGCGATTGTGTTGGATTCCTCAGACGATGGCACGGGGATTGGTATTAGTTGGGGTGCTGGTACCGTTACTGTCAGCTATGTCAAGTACGGTCTAGAAATATTCAGCTTTTGCTGGGTTGGTTCCGGAGATTGGATTGATTATGAAACAGCACAACGACATGGATTCAATGCCGATAGCCGGAAGAAATCCAAAGAGACTCCGACTACTGTGTCGAAACGTAAAATGTCTGTTAATCTCACTCCCGGCAAAGAGCCTGATGACCGGCTTGGCATGGATATTGTGTTACATTATGATATTCTCATTAATAATGTTCTTACCGGTATCATCGAAGGATTCAAAGAGAACGAGAATGAAGCCAGAATCGAAGAAGGTGTCAACCTCTACATGGCAGGAGGCACCGCCAGCCCTGCCGGATTCAATGATCGATGCATCAAATTGATCAAAGAACTCGAAGTGCCATTCGAGATTAATAAAGTCATCCTTTGCAAAAGTCCACTCTTCACTGTGGCACGAGGATGCTTGAAAGCTGCTGAAATGTTCTAATGGCGAAGTTTGAATTTCTGTGTTCAAAAGATAAAGTGGTTGTTATCAAGATAGGTAACTCGGTTTATTATCTTGATATTTTCGATATCTGGGACATTAAAATCTTCGATTCCGAATTCAAACAACTCAACATAATTGCTCCTGAATATTGGCTTCCGGAAGCAACTAGGGGCGAAGCTTCTCTTTCTACTCTCAAAGCTTGTTCTTTGGCTTATGAGAATGGCTACAATGCTGGTTATTCTTCGAAATCGAAACGGTATTTCAAAGACTTCGTTAAGAGGTTGATTAAATCCTTATCTGACCCAGAGACAGCTGAAAGATTTGTGCAACTGTTTTGGGTCGAACTCCGTCCATTCGACAAGATAAAAGAGTTTGTAGCCAAAATAGTGGCTAATCCATTGATTCGAGAGAGGTCAGCCCGTGCTTCTCGCATGACACTTGATAGGTACCAACCTAGGGCTAAGTATGTTGGGGATAAGGAATATGGTGACAAGATTTATCTGATTACTCAGGAAATGGAGTCTGTCACATTTGATCCTTTTAATGAACTTCTCGATGTGTTAGAGATTGAGGACTCGGACGTTCCTCTACTCATTCAAAATATCGATAAGATCATAAGCTTTAGAGATTCAAAATAAACTGATTATGCCCAGCATCCCACATTCTTCTATAACCGTTGAGAAACATGTTTTCAGATTCCGTTAGTTCTGTATGAAAGACTTCTAAAATTTTTTCAAGTTTATGTTTTTGGAATTTTATCCTAGACCCCATATATCTTGCATTAGAGTCAAGATAGACATATCCTGGTTTCGTTCGTTTCACTAACTCGAAGCCAGATTCTTTATAAACATTTCCACTTCCATATCTTAGATCAGCAAACGTCATGATTGTTTTCGGTCGATTGTCGATTATAAATGATTTTAGTAATCTAGAAAAACCGCCTACCACGGTTATGTTTAACTCGTTGGCGTATCTTATTATTTCCCAACCTATTTTATATTTACTAAATGTGGTTGTGGCGATCAATTTGTCGTCAAGAATCAATCCATAATTTTTAGATGCATTTCTGTGGCCACTAATATGACAGCGGTCTAAAAAAATTCCCGCTTCTTTGTTAGATATTTCTTTGACCATTGTTTTTCTGGCACCGACCTTTTTTGATAATCCTAATCTGTGTCTGATCATAGATTGGACTATTTCGAATTTGTCTTCATATTCCGTGGTGTTTATTTGAAATAATCTTATACCAGATTTTTCGCATTTCTCGAATTTTGTTTGGTGCCTCTTTCTCTCTTCTGTTGTTTCATTTCTGTTAAATGAATGCCAATAATTTCCATTATATTCTATTCCAAGTTTTTTGCTTGGAATATAGACATCTAATTCTAAAGGGCGTATGGCTTCCCTATCATTCGATTTTGCCGTTGGTTCGAAGCTGGTAACAAAATCGTGGATCACCAATTGTTCGTTAGACGAGCAGCATCTAGGGCAAGATCCAGATCTTACATAAGATTCAGCTCTAATTTGAAATTCACCATGCTCTGGACATATTACAGTAATTCTGTCTTTCGATGATGTATATATAGTTTTAGAATAATCATGCCTTTCTCCGAATTTATAAACAAGTTTGTTTATAAATTCTTTATTTGTGGGTTGGTAAGCGGTCGAACACTTCAAACAACCAGCACACTTATTAATATGATTACACGGTAATTGTTCGAATTCACCATGTTCTGGACATATGATAACCACTTTCTTCTGTGATGTCGAATATTCAACTTTTGAATAATCGTATTTATTATCATGAATTTTAGAAGCTTTCTTAATAAAACCGGTTAATCCACCACCCATATTGGCTGCTAATTTTTCATATCGGCATTTTCTGCACCCATGTCCCTTTAAGTGGATTGACGGTTTTTGCTCAAATTCGCCATGCTCTCGGCATATTATTATTATTTTAGTATATTCATTTATATAATCAGATTTGTTATAATCATATTTTTCGCCATGTTTCTTTAAGCTTTGTTCAATAAATTCTTCTTGTGTTCTTCTTCTTGCCATTACTTCAACTCTTTGGATTTTCGATGCCTGAACCTAGCGAATATACCGGATCTTCGGGATTTGCCCACCTTCATTGTCATTCGATTTATTCGGCACTTGATGGTGTAGCGACTATCGAAGAATACGCCGAAAAATGTGTCGATAATGGATGGCCCGGCATGGCCATCACTGAACATGGTCATATGGGATCTGTTCCAGATTTTCATTTTGAATTCAAAAAACACGGTCTGAAAAGTATATTTGGCTGCGAGATTTATTTTAATGATTATGAACCCCAAAGACAGTCGTTGGTCGAACAAGGCATAAAGCTCAAGAGTCAGGCTTGGCGTGCTGAGAATTTCGCACTCGCCACTAGAATCAATCGTAATCGTCACCTTACCGTGCTCTGCAAGACAGAGCAGGGTTTACATAACTTGCTCAAATTGACCACGGAAGCTTATGATGATGGGCTCTTCGGGGCTGGTAGTCGTAAAATGAACCGTATTTGGTTCGACAAGCTTTGTAAACACCGGGAAGGCTTGATTATTCTCAGCGGGTGCCTCAATGGTCCCGTGGCTCATGAGCTTCGGTATAAGGAGCTTCGAGACAAAGAGGATAATCTCATTGTTGAGACTACTCGTAAGGAGCGTTTTCAAGCTGCTGCGACGTGGGTAAAGAAGTTTAAGGATGCATTCGGTGAGGATTACTATATCGAATTGCAAATGCCAGGGATTGAGGATGACTACGAGGTCTTTTGGGATCTAGTAGGCTTGGCAGATTATTTTGGATTGAAGACTGTTCTTGCGAATGATTGTTGGAATCCTGAGGTTACTGTTCAGACTATCAATGGTTCTAAGAGGCTGTGCGACATTCGCCCTGGTGAGTATGTTTGGACACATAAAAATCGTCTTAGAGAAGTACAGTGTATTGGTAAGAGAAAGGTTAGAGATAGAGAAGAATTATATGGTTTTCTGGGTAGCCAAGTGATGGTATGCACTGAAAATCATAGATTGTATTCTAAATGCCATGAAACCGGTTTGATTGGAATGAAAGAGATTCGTGATATTAGTCCCGATGATTTTATACACGTAGCCGCTCCCATTCTTCCTGATGACGATTTAAAAGAATTGACTATTAGTGATTATATTGACGACCCTAGATGTAAAGTAAGGGATGGGTTGATTTACCCATTTGGCGGCAAATCGATAAATCCGATACCAAATGTCATAGAATTGACTGATGAATTATTATGGTTGTTCGGCATTTACATTGCTGAAGGTCATACCGATAAGGACTACAGGCTCGGATTTGCTGGTAATGATTTGGAACTTGATCGTTTCAGTCGGATACAAGAATATTTTACCCAATTTGGTTTTTCTCCAAGTGATATCTCTAAAGTATCTGATAAAGGCAGATCAATTAGAATCTGTTCTTCTGGTTTTTCCAAATTGTTCGCTAATTGTTGTGGATTTTCTGTTTATGCTAAGAAATTACCGCAATTTTGGACTAAGTTATCATCTCGTCAGTTGTCGGTTTTAATACGAGGTTACGTTGAAGGTGATGGTTGTATTTCTCGTCGCAGTTTTTTTACTACATCCTTCCAACTTTTCACTGATTTAATGCACGCTTTTGCTTGTCTTGGTGTCGGGGTTACTCCGCAGCTACGACCCGCTAAAGATGCTATAATCAAGAAAAAAGACGGTCGTAGGATATCAACAAGACATAGGGAGGGTTATACTGGTTCTATCGGTAAAGCTGGTATCTTTGCGATTGGGTTGGGCGAGTATTTTGACGCTTCTAAAGTTAGATCTAAACATCATCAAGATCACCATGGAGTTTGGATTAAAAATCCATTTAAAGTCGTTAAATCTGATTTAAAAGAAGTGTGGTGTATACAAGTCGAAGATGATCATTCCTTCTTGGTCGGTCTGTCATCTGGCAATTCTCATTACATTCAGCGTAAGGACTTCGAGATCCAGAAGATCATGATGGCTACGGCTCAGGGGACGACTGTTGATTCTCCTGATTTGTTCCATGTGAATAGTAGCGAGCAATATTTTAAGACCAGGGCTGAGCTTTGGTCTTATTATGCGTCGAACCGCTACTGTGAGAAGGTGTCATCTAGTGCTTTCGAGGCTATGTGTGATGCTACTCTTGAGATTGTTGATAAGTGTGATTACATTGAGTTGGATAGCAATCCAAAGTTTCCGCGTATCACTGATGATGCTACGAAGCTGACTGAGATTGTGATGAAAGCGTTGAGAATGAAAGGTCTTGATAAGGTCGATCGCAAGTTCGTGATCGATGGTCGTGAGGTCACTTACGTCCAACAAGCTACTATCGAGCTGACTCGTTTTATTTCCAAAGGCTTTGCTAGTTATTTCTTGATTACTCAGGATCTGATTATGTATGGAAAGTCGCAGGGATGGATCTTTGGTCCACGGGGTAGTGGTGGTGGTAGTTTGGTTTGTTACTTACTAGGGTTATCCTCGATCGATCCTCTGAAATGGGACCTGTCATTCGACCGGTTCCTTGCAGAAGCCCGTGGTGGATACCGTCTCAATGCATCCATGCCAAAACCGGTTTCATCAACATGATCAGAATTCAGTACGACGACTCAATAATTGACCGACAACTTTATTGCTCTCTCCAAGTCCAACGTGAGATGAAAGATGGAGACTACTCCATGCTTTACATGGCACGTTGGTTTGGTTCTGCTGAGATTTGCCCGTCTGCCGGTCGCGGTGAATTATTGGCTTTAGCTGCCACAATAGGTAATTTCCGACACGAATTGATATTGGTCAGCCCAGATGAGTCATCTTGTACTGAGAAGGTGCTTGGTGAGTGGCGTGACAAATTCAAGCGTGTTGAATACGGTGCACCAGACTTGGTGATTGAGAAATTATTATCAGCTGAATCGTCTCTTTTGGCTGCTTCTGACGAACGTGCTATTGTGGATGAAATCATTGTGAAAAACCTGCCCCCTTCTGTGTTCTACAGTCAAGATGACAGCGGGAATGTCGCTGTCGATATCGGCAAATCACTAAATGACCTCGACTATGAAAAATTCGTTTTCGCCTTAGTCGAACCACCATCCAAAATCGTCGGATTCCGCAAGGCTTTCTCTAAGAAGCATCTGCAAGAGATCGTTTCCCAATCGAACGATCATAATCTGCTCTTGTATTACAGCTCGTTTACAATACAGGGAAAACACATCGTCGCAGAAGGCCCATGGGTGTTGCTTCCAGTCTCGCTCCGGAACTTCACCAAATCATCCGATGCCGCCGTTGACGTTGAAGATTTAGTGGTCGACAATGATGTGCCACCACAATTCCTTGAAGACGACTCCGAGACGGATACCACCACGGAAGCACCAACCGCTGATCCCCGTGGTTCCGAAGAGGAAGTACCAGAAGTGATAGAGAAACCGACTGAAGGTTTTTCCTGTCCTTACTGTGACAAAACGATGAAGAAAGCCTTCGGTGTTACCAATCACGTCAAACAAAAGCACCCGGAAAAACTGGATGAGTACAACGCTGCTAAACAAGATTGAAACCTGGGAAGAGTTCGAAGAGTCTGTAAAGCAAGCAGCCGACCACTTACCAGAACAATACAAGGATCGTGTTGAGTTCGAGTTGTACGAACTGAACAAGCAAGGTTTAAATGGTCTTTGGATCGAGTATCTCAACACCGAAGCCAAATTCGACTCGAATCCGAACAATCTGCTAATACCATGGGTTCTCGGGATGCTCACAGATCCCGTCGATCCCATGTCTCAACGAGGCTCGGAATGCCTAATCAGCACAAGCTACGACGACGTCGCCGCATACGTCGAGAAGCATGGTAGTCCACCCCATGACTTCCAAAAAGACAATGATGTCCCAGATATTGACATTGACTGTCTCCCAGCGGCCCGCGATCCGATCAAAGACTACGCCATCAGACGTTATGGTGATGGGAACGGATTGGGCGATCTTCAAGTGTGTAGTGTCGGCACATGGCAGACATACAAATTCAAGATGGCGATCCAAGACGCAGCAACCGCTTTAGGATTGATGCATAGGAACGAAGCTGAAAAGCTGACTTCCAATCTCCCCGATGATCTTGATAACCTCAAACCCGGTGGTCTGGCTACTTGTAAAGGCAACATCACAGACGAGAGCGGCAAAATGCGTGAGTGTGGCAATCGCCACGCTCGTTATCAATGTCCGAAATGTGGTAGTGAACTAACTGACGCTCCGACTCTCGAACGTCTGTTGAAAGAGAACGAGCCTTTAGCTGATTTTGCTCGTCGTTTCCCGGCTGCTATTGGCTATGCGGCTAAAATGGTCGGTCGAATTCGCAACATGGGCATGCATGCGGGTGCTCTAATCATCGCCAGTACCAAGCTTCTTGGCAACATCCCGCTTGGTAAGAATAAGGTTGATGGCCCTTGGGTTTCGATGTGGTCTGAGGGCGGGAATCAACAGTTATCCAAATGCGGATATATTAAATGGGACATTCTTGGTCTTAAGACCTTGGAGTACATTTATAACTGTTGTTATATGATCAAGGCGAATCGCGGGATTACTTTTGGTATTCCACAAGAGATCGAGGGATATGGCGGTTGCTATGAGCTTTCGGGTCTTGATGATGTCGATCCCGAGGCTGGTTATTGTGGCAAGTTTTATGACTTGGATGGGAACGAGCACGAGATTCGCTATGATGATAAAGCGACTTATAAGCTCATCAACACCCAACGGACGGACACGATTTTCCAGTTCGATACGTCATTGGCCAAGTCGATTTTGGCTGACGCATCTGAGGGTGAGGGTGTCAGTGATCCGCACCAGTTGACATTGTTGAATGCTCTCGGGCACCCTGGCCCGATGCAGTCGATTCCTACTGTTTTGGCTAATCGTGATGATCCAACTCAATCGTGGAAGGGCGAGCTTAAGGCTCGCAACCCGATTATGTTCGAGATCCTTGAGAAGACTTATGGTGTTTGTACTTATCAGGAACAGTTGACGGCTCTTTGGCAACGTCTGGGTGGTTTTTCGGCCACCGAGGCTCAGATGAGTCGGAAGGACATTGCGAAGAAGAAGGTCCACAAGCTCCCAGCTATCAAAGAAAAATGGATTCGTGGTGCGTCAAAGACTCTTGGCCCACAATTTGCTGAGGAATATTGGGGAAAGCTTGAGACTTTCGGTCGCTACGCTTTTAATAAATGTTTGTCATACGACACAAAATTGAAATGTGTTGTTACTGGATTAGAGATGACTATTCAAGAATGGTGTGACTCTCCCCCCGTGACAAGTGATTTTCTTGAACATAATCAATTACCAAGTCTTTGGTCATATGATGGACAAGATTTGTTCATAGATCATTGTGTGGATATTAGTTATTCTGGTGAACAAGAAATCTTTAGAGTAGAGTTCGAAGACGGTTCTTGCGAAGACGTGACTTTAGACCATAAATTTTTATGTGAGGATGGCCTGTATCATGAAGTTAGAGAAATTGTTGCCAAAGGATTGGAGATCACCACGCCTTAGATTGGTCGATCCAGGTCATGTTAAACCAAAGCTGAAGCATAGAGTTATTGTGTCGTGTTATTCTTGCAATGAGAATTCAGATACGAATTTTTATGATCATGTTAGGAAGGTTAATAATCAATCTAAACACGTTAATTGTTATCATTGTCCGAAATGTTTTCGTTCTTTGGACTCTTTTAAAGAGAGACAGTCTATTGTTGCGTCGAAGTCTTCCAGTTTTTCAAAAAGATCTGAAACAGCCAAAGAAAGATGGAAAGATCCTTCTTATCGTGAGAAAATGGTGATCAATCATGAAAGGCTTTCTGTTTCTGAAGACTTCAAGGAGAAAATGTCAAAGGCGATCAAGGAAAAATTTCGCACAGATCAAGATTATGTCGACAGAGTGACTAAAGCTAGGTCCGATTATTATGATAGTCCATCAGATGACCCACGAACTTTAAACCAGGAAGAATTCATCGGAAGGTGTGTTGCGACCCATGGTAATAAATATGATTATTCAAAAACGATATATATAAATCAGCGAACAAAAGTGATAGTCGTATGTCCTAAACACGGTGATTTTGAAACTAGACCAACTGGGCATGTTAGACAGAAAAATGGCTGTCCTAAATGCAACACTGAGAAATTGACTTCTATTCCAGAGAATGAACTGGCTGATTGGATCGCTTCTGTTTATGATGGTAAAATAGAAAGATCTAACCGATCTATTTTAAATGGTTTGGAATTGGATATCTGGCTACCTGATGCTAATGTTGGTATAGAATATCATGGTGCTTATTTTCATTCATTCAATATTAAAGAATCGACATATCACAGAAACTATCATTCTATGAAATCTGCCATGGCTTATAGAAGAGGTTTTAAGTTGTTGCAGTTTGTTGATCTTGATTATTCTAAACGAAGAATCGTAGCAGATTCGATGATAAAAAATTCTTTGGGTTTATCATCTAGGATCTACGCAAGAAAATGCTCTATTATCAAGATGGACAATTTGCAGGCTAAAAGATTTTTTGATGATAATCATTATCATTGTGGAGTTATGCCGCATGTGGCGTATGCTCTAGAGAATGATGGTAAAATTGTTTCTGTTTTATCTCTAACCAGAAATGATGTAAATTATTCCATCTCCAGATTTGCAAATATTATTGGACATACCGTTATTGGCGGTTTTTCCAAACTCATGAAAAGCTTTATTAAATTCGACAAACCGACTTGTATCGAAACATTTGTCGATCGATCTTTTACTACTCAAGATACGTGTTATTCTAAATTTGGGATGACATTTAATGGTATCACGAATCCTGGTTATAGATATTGGAGATCTAATAAATTGTATAACAGAAGGTCATTTCAAAAGCATAAACTTTCTGAGAAACTAGATCATTTTGATCCTGATCTCACTGAGTCAGAAAATATGTTCGCAAACGGCTATCGTAGATTGTGGGATTCTGGTAATTTGAAATATGGGTTGAAAATATGAAAATTAAATCGTTGACTTCTTTGGGTGTTAAAAGAACTTATTCGCCAGAGATGCAATCAAAACACCACAACTATTTGACCGGCAATAGTTCCGTTATTCACAAAAATAGTCACGGAGTTGCGTACGCTGCTATTATCGCGTATCGCTGCACATGGTTCAAGGCTCACTTCTTCCCAGAGTGGATCGCGTCGGTTCTGAGTACGTGTGACCCAAAGAAGGCTCCCCGTTATATCTCCGTGGCCCGTGCAGAAGGTTGGCACCCTACTGAGATCACCAAGCTCGGACGACCCCCGAAAGAGGGCTACGAGAAGTTTGAGATCATCCCTGTTGATGTGAACAATCTGAGCCCTAATTTTAGCGTGATTGGCAATGTTGTTTCGGTCGGTATGCTTTCGATTAAGGGCATCGGTGAATCAGATCGTGCCATCACTGAGGTCGAGGGGCCTTTTGAATCGCTTGATGACTTTATCGAACGTACGAATGCTGGTAAGACTCTTGTTGAGCGTTTGATTCGTCTTGGGGCTTTCGAGAAGGTTCCGGAGCATGAGAATCGCCGGGCTTTGTGGCATTATTATGCTTATAAGTATAAGAAGATGAAGACTGCTGAACGTCGTGAGTTGTATCCGACTCTGATTGAGCATGTTGGTTGGTCGCCTTCCGAGATCGAGAATGAACGTGATCGTCAGGTTGACGCCTATCGTGATTTATTCCCTCGCAAGAAGGAAGCTAATTATCCTAAGCGGGTGACTGAATGGATGCCAGAAGATAAGCACGATTTGAAGACTTTCAATGAATTGTTCGACGATTATAAGATCTCGGAAATCATTGATTATGAAGAAGAGTATTTGGGTTATCATCTATCCAATCCGCTTTTGATGTATGATACTCGGGCTAATCGGGATATCCAGGGTTGTATTGAGGATTTCATGACTCAGCAGGCTGCTTTCCTCGAATGCATTATCAATGAAGCACATAGAGGTAGCACTCAGAAGGGTGATCCTTATTGTCGATTGAATGTTACTGATGGTCGTGAAACCACGACAGTTTTCATCTGGAGCGACAATCTAGAGAAGATTAACCCATCGGTCCTGAGGAAGGGTGTTGCTTGTATGATTCCGGTGACTTATCAGCCGAAACGCAAGTCCTTTACGATGTTGCGTAATAATGTGATAATCCCGTTGAATCGGAAAGATTAATGGCCCAGCTTACGACTAAAGATGGAATATCGTGTGATCTTTGTCACATGAAATTGAAATCGAAGTTCAGATACTACAGTTACGATCTCTGTGGTGTCAATATCATCAATGGTATGGGGCCTTCCGTTCTTAAAGCAAATCGCAAAGCTGCTATAGGATCTCTTGATTTGTGTGGCAATTGTCATGGCAAATTCGCCCAGAAAGTCATTGGTACGAATGTTATACTTCAGCAGAAAAAACGCAGAGGCCGAGCAGATTGTGAGATATCTGGCGAACCAATTGTGAATGGTCCGGCTTTTTTGGTGTTTGTCACCGCTGTTGAGGTCGATTTGGAAACAAAAGCGGTGGCGACCGACCCAAATTATCTCTCGTTTTTGATACACCCGCAATTCAAGTCCGAGTTCGAACCGAAGCCTGTGCCTCCGGGTGCAAGCTCTTGGGAGACAGAATCATAATGTCGAATCCTTTTGCTATTCTTGAAGGCGTATTGAATGGTCAATCGCTCATTCTACGACCAGTGCAATTCGACGACGATGATTATAATAAGGATTATATTCGTCAAAATGGCGAATTGATCCGTCCCACCATGGCTGTGACTACATGTCCGGAATGTGGTAGTCTGATAGAACAGATAATAAAGCCTTCCGACGATTTGAATGTCCCCATACCGACGTACTGCGAAAAGTGCTTTCCTTACGTCTATGTTCCGGAAGTCATCGAACATGAATTTCCGTTCAGAGATCCGATTTCTACTAGTTCTCTAGTATTGTTCGACATCAACCCAACGGCATTGAGCAATATTGATGCAATGTTTATTGATGAAGACAATGACGAGAAGCCAATGTTGATCGAGGAAATCGAAGATCCAATGGTCGAAAGACGCAGCGAGGGCCTTGGGCAATTTATTCGCCGTCGTGATCAATGGAAGAAGGTCAAGAAGCCTGAGGAAGATAGAATCGATTTTCGTGGTGGGGATGTGTTTGATGCGATGGGCGAGCTGCTAGAAAACACCCCAGATGCTATACCAACTGACTTTGACCCTGACGGCGAATAATGAATGTAATATTAGGCTCCGGCCTTAATGCTTTTTTGGCTCGTCATATTTTAGGCTCCGATTATGAAATGATCAGTGCCGGGCCTAGTCGATTTTATGGAGTCAATCCGGCATCGGCTGACAACTTCATTTATGCTAGTGATCTACTGAAGCCTTTAGAGAATCAACTCAAGGCTTTGAACATCGACATTAAACGACACCCCTATAAATGCTGTTGGTCGCACGAGGGGCAGTTAGTTCGCGGCTTTGACAAAGAGCATTGCTCGTTTTGGTTGGCTAAGACCTATGGCTTCCAAATCCCTGGACATTTGGAACTCGTTTATCCGCACCGGATGGAGTTCGATGTATACGGGACCAGAGTAAATCAGCTCTATGCTGCATTGTATCAGCGTTATTATCAGGAATTGCAAAATTCTCGCAATATCTCGTCTATTAAGTCTATCGAGCCTCATAGGATCGAGTTTAATGACGGGCATGTGATTGAGTTCGATAATTGTATTTCTACTATCCCGCTCGATGATTTGTGCGAATTGACGAATTATCAGTCTAATTTGCATAGTATCGATATTAGTGTGATTCTTCTAGAGTCGAGCACGCTGAATTATGAGGGGTTCAATCAGGTTTATGTCGTCGATCCTCAGATTCAATTTTATAAGACCGCACAGGTTAGCGAAAACAAGTACATTTTCTACTTCTTGGATCGGATCGACAATCCGGGGCTTTATTTGACGCCCTATGTTGATGATTTTGATTTGATCTCTGGGTTTTTCTATCCTGGCTGTTTGCCAGCTGGTGCTATTTCAGATGTGCATTGGCTCAAGTCGTATGGTATCGTCCCATTGGGTATGTCTGCTCAATGGGATTCTGCTATGGACGTTTCCAGTTGTTTGCACCGCTTATTAAAAATCGCTGATGGATCAATAGTATGATTGCGTTTATACCTGCTCGGTATGATTCTTCTCGTTTCCCTGGGAAGGTCCTGATAGAGATTGGTGGGAAACCGCTGATTAATCATGTTGTTGAGAATGCCGCCAAGTGTGATTATATTAGCGAAGTGGTTGTTCTCACGGATGATCCCAGGATAGTAGAAGCTGTGAGTAAGGTGGACTTTACTAAAGTCCGGATCGTTGATTCTACTCTTGGACATTCTGGATCTGATCGGGTTCATCGCTATCTGATGAAGAATAATATCAACGATCCGTTTATTATCATTCAGGCTGACTGTCCTGATTTAGATCCGATGTTGCTGAATGGTATTTTGGCCGGTTTGGTTACTGACACCTCGTTTCCGATTCATACTTTGGCATATTCATTCTTGTCAGATGATAAGTATGATGATCCAGATGACCCGAATACTGTCAAAGTTGTCTTTGCTGCAGGTGGCAAAGCTTTGTACTTCAGCCGGTCTTGTATTCCCTATAACGGATCGAAGTTTTATAAGCACATTGGTGTTTATATCTTCCCGCAGGGAATTCCTAAGAAATTTAATGGGTCAATTGGTTATTATACCCATACTGAAAATTTAGAGCAGATTCAATGGATGATGGACGGTATGGAGATTAAGGTCCATACCGTCTTGCAAAGATTGAGGACTATTGACGTCCCTAGGGATTACGCTCAGTTTTCGGCTTTGACGATGAAATAATGCGTCTTGGTCACTTTTAGCTCATATCCGATTAATTCAGTGGCCACCATTTTCTTGAGCTTCAAAGTCGCTCCGGACGAGCTTTTGACGGCTTCCATTTCCATCATGGCGTCGATGACTTCTTGCTTGGGCATACCAGTTTCGCCCTGTGCATGGATTTGAGTAAATAGGTTGTTTAATGCTGTGGTTTTCTGGCGTGTTTTTTCTTCCAGAGAATCCTTGGCATTTTGTACGAGTTTTTTCTCTTGGACTACTTTTTCGATTGCCGCCTTGGTTTCTTCAGACTGCTTACCCAAGTGACGTTTGATGTATTCTTCGGGCGGCGTTGCGAGATCAATTTTGACAATAATTGCTTTTGACATGGGTTCCTACGATGGCTAAAAAGTGCTTGTTTAGCAAGACGACTGAAGAACTTAATACTTCTGTGACTGTTCAATGTAGTCTTGGTCCGATTACTGTTGCTATTTGCGATGACGAGTTGGGCCGATCACTCGCTGAAGTAAGGGATGCGGTGGTCAAATTGGTCACTCAAGCAGAAGAATTAGCTGAGACTTTCGGCTTCGATTTAGAGGAGGCGATCGCCAAAGGCGGTATGATGACTATTGGGGGACCTACGGATAATGGACCTATCCCAGCGGCTCAACCCGTTCCAGCGGCTCCTGTGGCCTCTCCTGGTCCTGTAACGATGAGGATGCAGCAAATACCATCACGTAACGGCGAAGACGAGGAAGACCAAGAGGAAGCCTCGGAAGGTGTTTCGGAGGGTGCTCCAGCTCAAGCTGTTGCTGTTTCGGCCCCTGCACCAGCTCGGACCCCGATTGTTGAATCTGTTAAACCCGGTGAGAAGGTTCAGGTCAAGCAGCGTGTTCAGTCTCCGACTGGTCGCCAGTTTGAGTTACCAGAACGTACTGTGGATGAGACTGGTGAAACCATTATCGCTATTGATACTAATAGCGAGAAGGCTTTCAATGATAATTGGGAGAGAATGAAGCGAGATGGGAAGAATAATGGAGCTGTCGACCAATCATTTGGTGACGGTTATTCAGTCCAATTTAGCCCATGTAAATTATGTATGAAGAATGGGACTCCTACCGGTCAGGTGAGTGGTCAGAAGTGTCCCAAATGCAATGGGGCTGGGGAAGTTACTGTACGCCGTTAACCCTCTAGTTCAGGCTTCTGCCGTTTAGGGGCTTTGTCTCGGTTGATTGGCAGGTCGCTGTCGATATTATTCTCTTGCTTGTGCCCATCTCGTGGCTTGACTAATCCACCATTATCGGGTTGTCCGGGTTGACTGACTTCTTTGATGTCGTCGAATTTCGGGTGGGTTCCGCCGTCTTTTTCTTGCTTTGAACCAAATTCTTTGACGACTTTGTCGAGAACGGCGTCGACCGCATCGAGTGCTTCTTCGATTTGTGGTTTTGGTAGGCCCCGTGCTGTCATTTCCTTTTTGAAGGTGGTGACGAATGCGGGGTCGTCAATATACATTGAGTGATGTGTTTTACTGAATGCAGTGACGATTGAATCGAAGTGGGATAGTTTACCGACTTTCAGACGATAGGCGTCGTCGATGTATTCGCGGATATGTTGCGAACCCAAAGCTAATCGTTGCTCATCGCCCCTGTCATGGGCGTCGAGACCTAAATAAGCTCGGATCTCTTCGACGATTGATTTGTCTTGGTTATTCATAAGTTTAGTTTCCCATCCACTTTTGGTTCAAGATTATTTTTGAAATGAAGAATATCCGTGCTTTCGACATTGTAATTATTATTGATACCACTGGTGTTCTTGGGCAGAAAGGTGGGTTTGATTCAAGTGGCCGATGGTCTGTTGTATCTAGCCACGACGAATTCCTTGTGTTGTCACGCGGTGCCCGTATTCTACGTGTTAAACCATCTGCCGTAAAGGTAGTAGGCCAGTTCACTACGGAAGTGAAACCGGCTATTAATTCTGATAACCAAGGTGAGAATGATGGCGAAAGTTAAAGCGAAGAGCACAGCAATTGAAGATCTGACTGAGCTGAGAGCACACTTCATATCTAAGTATGGTGTCGAAGCCGTACGATTCGCTGGAGACAACGCTATTGTCCCAGTAGATTCCGTTCCAACCGGTGTCGTCGGTATCGACGAGGCGATCGGATGCGGCGGAATCCCGAGAGGCAGGATCATCGAGATCTATGGGCCTGAGTCGAGCGGAAAGACTACCACGTGCCTCAAAATCGGTGCAGCATTTCAGAACACTCTTTTTGACGTCAAAGACGACTCTGGCAAAGTGACTGGTCAACGACCAGGACGTGTGGCTTTTGTCGACGTCGAGCACGCTTTTGATCCCACTTGGGCTTCGGCGATCGGTTTGAACGTCGAAGAATTGATCTTCTCTCAGCCGAGTAATGGTGAGCAAGCGTACGATATTGTCGAATTGCTTGTCAAATCCGGCAAGGTAGAATTGGTGATCATCGACTCTATCGCTGCCATGATCACGAAAGACGAAATCGAAGGCACTCTTGAGGGTAACAACCAAATTGGTGCTAATGCTCGAATGAACAGTCGTGCCTTTGCTAAAATCAATGGCCCTGTTTCAGCCAGTAAATGCACTCTATTGTGTGTTAATCAGATCCGAGAGAAGATCGGCGTCATGTTCGGCTGCCTTCATGCCGACACTTTAATCCCATTTGTAGATGGCAGAGTATTGCCGATTCGTCAAGTTTATGATGAAAAGGTTGAAGGTGAGGTATGGTCTTACAACATCGAGACCAAGGAATTCGAACCAAAGAAAATCGTCGACTGGCACCACAATGGTGATGTAGAAATATCTGACGACTATCTTCACGTTTCATTGCGTGGTCCTGGTACGAAAAACGGTACCATGCAAATCACTGTGACTCCAAGTCACGAAGTATTGTGTGATAATGAATTCGTTCAAATGGATTCTTTGAGTGTGGGTGATCATCTTACCACAAAACAAGATTGTTTTGTGTTTGATGAAGACGGTCACCCAAATGGCACTCTTGGTCAATTCCTTACTGGAGTGTTGTCCGGTGACTCTCATATCTCCAAAAATAAGAAGAGATTAGGAGCTGCTCTGAAGATTCGAGATAATATTGATACTCATTATATGAATTGGAAGGCTGAAATTCTTTCTGCTGCTGGTCTTAAGATGGCTGATTATAAATGTAATTCTGGCGTCTTTTATTCTTCAATAGAGTATCCTGAATTTGCTGAAGTTAAGCGTGATTATCCAAATCGCGACCCAATGATTTTGCTTGACAATTTTTCATGGCTTGGTTTTGCTATTTGGATGATGGATGATGCTGTTTACGAACGTAAACGTTATCAATTATCTATCAAACGATTCGCTGGTGATGGTGAGAAGCTTGATCAAATTAGTCGAGCACTTGATGAATTAGGCTTATTCCACTACATGTCTCGTGGTGGCAGAGTCACATTTGACGTGGACATCAGCGAAAATATTGCTTCTAAGATCGCTTGCTTTGTCCCAGAATGTATGGACAGAAAATTACCTGTTTGTCGTCGCGGGTTTTACAAAACATTAAATCTTAGTCGAAAAAGGGCTTTCAGATCTTGCGGTGTTGAGATTGTTGATATTCGACCAGCTAGCAAACGACAAATGAAGCAGAAGGGAAAGTATGATATTTCTGTAGAAGGGAATCATAATTACATGGCTGGTGGTAATCCAGTTGGTGTTGTTGTGCATAACTCTCCTGAGACAACTCCTGGTGGTCGAGCCTTGAAATTCTATTCGTCTATTCGAATGGACATTCGTCGGACGGGTTCTTTTAAGGTTGGTGATACTGTTGTTGGTAATACTACTAAGGTGACGTTCAAGAAGAATAAGATCGCACCGCCTTTTACTGTCGCTGAATTCAATATCACGTTTGGTCTGCCTGAATACCCAATTTATGGTGTCGACCCATATTCCAGCTTGTTGACGGTAGCGAAAGATAAGAAAATTGTTACTGTCTCTGGGAGTCATATCAAATATGATGGGGAATCTCTTGGCAATGGTATGGCGGCTTCTGCTGCTACATTGGCGACAGACCCAAATCTATTTCAGAGAATTTACAATCATGTAATCACTGGAACAGACTCATGCCCTACGACGCTCCCCTCTACGAACGAGGAACAACCGTCTACCTCCGAGAATCCGCCTCAGTCGGATTCTTAGAAGCTCATACGATTGCGGGTGTTACCCGTGGAAATAATGGGTGGGTTTATACCATTCTAATTAGGCCCAATTTGCCAACGCATGCTCCCCATTATGGGGAGCGTCGGAGTCTGACAAATGGGGCAATTATCACTTTCGAAGAATGCGAATTTATTCAGATCTGTGATGCTCTTGCGTTGGCAGAACAGTATCATCAAAATCAACTAGCTGCAATTCAAAATAGGATCGCTACGCATTGCGTTGATCTTACATCAGGTACGAGCGGCACTTCAGGACCATAATATGTACGAAGATACTTCCAAATTTCTCACTCAAAATAACGAGGCTGAGAGCGAATTTGGCAAGTACGTTGAGAAGGCTCTGATCCCCCTTGCCCTTGATCACCCGGATCTATTTCTTTCGATCGGACGATTCTTAACGCCAGATCTTTTCGAAGCGGTTGAAGCACGATACGTAATCGCTATCATTCTTAATCACATTGAGAAGCATCAAATCGTCCCGACTCGGGGCCTGCTTCGTGATTTCATCCTTCAGCATATGACTGAGGATGACCCATATGAATCGGTTCTGGAACTTATCGATCAGAAATCGAACCCGCGTGATGTTCCCATTCTGAAAGAGAAGATGGTCGAATGGGCTCGGAAGAGGGCTTTCGGCTTGATCTATTCAGACGAGGCGATGCTTGCTTATCAGAACGGGGATTTTGATGAGATCGAGAAGATCGTCGAAGAGGCTAATCGGATTACTGATCTGCAGGTCCAGGGTTTGTGGCTTCTGGATAATTATGAATTATTGTTCAGCCCGTCTGCTATTGAGCATCGTACCTCTGGTTTCCGAAGTCTTGATAAATTCCTCAATAATGGCGGTCCAGGACCTAAAGAGGTTGTTTGTTGGCTTGCGGGAACAAATGTTGGTAAATGCCATTCTTTATCAACTTCGATTGTAAATAAAGAAAATTCACAGCTTTATGAATTGGAGATGGAAGATGGTACGGTTCGACAACTTGCAGGATTTAGAAAAGTTCAAACTGCACGCGGAGCAGTTAAAGTTAAAGATCTTACCGAAGAGGATGAGATCGGAGATTTACCATCTGTCGATGATTCCTGGGATTTGGAATTGTCAGATATGCGATTGGAAGTGTGACGGATCTCATCCGAATAAGCTCATGACACACTTACATGATGTACATGGTATTAAGAGACGCAATTCTGAGCGTGGTGGGGATTTTGGGGATTATTTGAAAGATTATTTTCAAGTCCCAAAATGTTGTTGTGGTTGCGGCCGAGATGTCAACCTTCACAGAAGGGATTTTGCTTATTCTTGTTTTGCTAGAGAATGTAGTAGCATCAACAGACTCCGAAATCCATCATGTATAGAGTTCTATCTATATCAGGGGATGGAAGTTGATGATGCTATTATCGCTTTAAGCTCTCGTCAGAAAGGGATTGCTGAGAGGTATTCTACCGATGAATTGAAAAAGTTGTTGAGAGAATGTAATTCTGGGGCTAGAAACCCGGCTTCTATTAAATCGATTCAAAAAAGAACCGGCAAACCAAAATCGGAAATAAAAAAGGAATTAAGTAAAAAGTCATGTGGTTCTAATAATGGTTTTCATGGAAGAGGTCATACTGATAAGACTAAAAGAGTGTCTGCCAGAACTAGATCTCTACAATCTAAAATTGTCACTAAACCAGAACTTGCTATGTGGGGCATGTTGCATTCTTTCGAATTCGATTTTGAATTCGAGTTTCTGATAGACAAGTATTGTGTAGATTTTTGTTTATTTGATAATATTGTAATAGAGGTTTATGGTGATTATTGGCATTCAGATCGTTTTGTTTGTAATGACGGACGAATGAACAAAAAAGAAAAAGATGAGATTAGGAAAAACGATCTCGAAGCTCTTGGATATGTTGTTCACGTGTTCTGGGAATCAGAGATTATGAAAACACCAAAGGAAGCTTTTTTAAGACTCAAAGGGATTATAGAAGATGTCGAAAATAATAATCGAACTTGATTTAGAGGACGCCAAATGGCTTGATTTGCGTCTTCAGCATGAATATAAAGCAGAAGGTTTTCGTCCTCATGAAAAACGAAAGCCGCAAGTGGTTTCTGTGGGTGAAACTGTACAATCGGCCATTGAAAATCACATGGAATTTGAAAACAGATGAAAATTAGATCAATTAAACCGACGAATAGACTTCAAGAAGTTCCATTATCAATCATTAAAGATGATTTAGAAGAGAATCCTGATGCTATTCACCATGTGTTGACCCCATCTGGCTGGACTAAAGTTCTTGATTTTGCGTTCATGAAACGCGGGCCTTCTAAGATTTTCTCTCTTCGAGCTGATAAATTTTCTTGTGATCCTGGGCATGTTTTACAGATCATAAGGGATGGAAAATTAACGGCAGCCCGTGCTGATCAAATAGATTGTACTAATGATGTTTTAGTTGGTTTCCATTGTGAACATCTACGGCATGGAAATTACTATTCTCCTGGTGGCTATTATATTGATGATGGTCCCGAGGAAGATTTTTATGATATTACCATATCTGATCCGCATTGGTATTATACTTCTGGTTTGGTTAGCCATAATTCGATTGTTCTGTGTAATAATGCCATTACGTCTTGGCAGGGGCCGGGTCCTGGTGGTAGGGTTGGGCAGGATGTTTTGTTGGTGACGTTTGAGCTTGATTATATTAAGACTTCGATGCGGTGTCTTGGCGTTCTTGGTGAAGATATCCCGATGGACAAATTAGTCAGTCGCCAGGATGAAATAACGAGCAAGATTAATTCGTTGAAGACGACTTATGATGGCAAGATTTTTATTTCTGAATTGCCGCCTGAGCAATGTAGTGTTGACCATTTGTATCACTTGCTAGATAACCTTCGTCGGTCTCATGGTTGGTATCCGGACGTTGTTATTATCGATTATCTCGATTTGATGGTGAGTCGGAATAAGTACGCTAATCGTGATGATTACAGTCGGCAAAAGGCTGTTGCTAATGAGGTTCGGGGCTTTGCTAAAAATGAAAATGTGTTAGTATTCACGGCTACGCAGACGAATAGGTCAGCGGGATCTACTGGCGAAGCTATTACGTTGAAGGACGCGGCAGAGTCTTATGCCAAGCAGTTCTCAATGGACTATATTATCACCATCAACCAGACTCCCGAGGAACGTGAATCAAGTCCTCCACGTTTTCGTTTCTTTATTGCTAAGAATCGGAATGGTCCTAAACACAAGACCGTTACTTGCGAGATCAATTACACTACCATGAAAGTTCGAGAGATTAATACGTAATATGAAAACAATCATCCAAATCGAAGTCGATGCGTCCGAGACGATCACTGATACTATTAAACGTGGGACTTTCACTGTAGATAGAGACGGCTCCGGTCATAAAATCACGGTCGGAGATAATGTTGTGGTTCCTAGCAGAAAATGCAAGGTTACATACAAAAACGCTCCTACCAAGTCTAAGTCCAAAAAGGAATAACATGGCTCTGCCAAAATCCGCTACTCTCGAAGCTGCTGAATCCGCTGGTACCGCTCGTAAGATCGGTCCTGACGCTTCCCTCGAAAAGTCTCACAACGTCGTCGATTCTGTACCAGATCAGACAACCCTCCCAGCTGTCGACGTCTTTAATGACTACGTCGCTGTGATGCTCACTCCGCGTGAATCCCAAATCGCCTTGCCCGGTGCAAGTGGATTCTCTAATGTTGGCGTTATCGTCGGTGTTGGAACCCAGTGTGTCAATTCGTTCAAGCTCGGACAAAATGTTATCATCAACCCGAAGGGTGGTGGTATCGTTAACGTCGAGGAACAAGGCCCAGCTTATGAGGGACGACTTGTCCAACTCTTCACAGAGAAAAACATCTTCTACAAGGCAACGACTGGACCAAAAGTCAACGTCGTCTGCAAGCCGTCCTGCGAGCCCGACTGCGGCTCGTGTGATTCATAAGGACTGGTGTGGTATTTGTGGCGGATCGGGGCATACACCAGAATGCTCCTGTTCGTCAGCTGTGTCTTTCGTCATGGGTTGCTGTAAACAATGTCATGGCGAAGGAATGGTCACTTTAAGAGATGATCCGCCGCCGCCAACTATAATTCTACCTTGAAGATTTATTATGCCAGTTTACGTCTACCAATGCAATGCTTGCTCCTCAAATTACACTGAGGCAGAAGCCGATGCCATGTCCGAAGAAGAATATGGCGAGAAGCTCTTGTTCGAGACGTTCCATACGATGAATCCATCGGAAGAACAATTAAAAGAGGCGGTTCTTTGTCCACGATGTAATAGTGGAGATTGTGACAAGACATTCGTTGGTGTAAACATTTCCAGTTACATACGCGGATATGGATGGAAAGATAAGGCTGGTTCGAAACGTGACATGCATGTCTATCACCTAGATAATCAAGACCCGTATTCTAAGCACAGGGTCCCAGGCGAAGTCGAACATGTTCGTCGTGGTCTGAAGGACCAAGGCAAGCATGACCCTAACACCAAGTATTTCACTCAGAAAACTGTCTCTGAGCCTTTTAAACCATCTGACGTACCGAAATCTGGTGAAAAATGACAACCTATGCTGTGGCGACAATCGACAATAAAGGTCGCCCAGCTTGGTTTCATTTCCAAAACGAGCAGAAGACTGTCGCTTTCGAGATTTTCAGGCAGGGCGGAGGCAAGAGTCTCGCTGAGACCTTTAAACGCTTTGATGGAGCACACGAACTATTGTCGTGGGCCGCTCAAGGTGATTTCCGGTCTCCGAATATGGGCGATCTGCTCCGAGCTTTCAATATGGAAGAGCTGCATGGCGGGACGCAGGCTCGCGACTATGCTTACAGTTCCATCAAATCAACCGGCGATTCTAGTAAGGATAAGATCCTTTGTGAAAAGATCGTCGAGTTGGTCAAGGCTGTTCCTAATCGTCCATATCAGAACATCTTAGCCAAAGCACAAAGCGTTTACGTTGGAATGGAACGCACTGGTTTGATGTTGAATTACACCAAGATGGAACCACATTGGTCTTGGGACACTTATTCTGGCCGATCGAAGTGTACTGGTTTTAATGTTCAGGGTTGGTCTAATGCTGATGCGATTTATCAGCCTATGATGCCGTACGAGTCAGTGCAGTTGCATTTTGACTGGATTTGTGCTGACTTTCGGATCGCTTCATTGTTTTCGGGTGATGATGCTCTTAATAGTTCTTTCTTCGATTCTGACCCCTATACTTATTTGTCTAAGCGGTTGACTGGGTGTGGTAGTCAGGCTCGGGATGATGCTAAGCTGTTGTTGTTGAAGACGATTAATAGTTTGGATTATTCTGATGAGGTGATTAGGGGTGAGTTTCCGAAGTTGTGTAATTGGTTGCAGGGTACGTTGATGAAGCTTCGTGAGGATAAGTATTCTGCTAATATTGTTGGTCGTCAGTTTCGTTTGAAGCAAGATCGTACGGAGCGTTCTGTTTTTAATGCTATTTTGCAGGGTAGTGTTGCTGCTGCGATGCAGAATGTGTTATGGAATGTTCGTCGGATGTTTCCGAACTACTTAATTACAGACATCCATGATGGTGTGGTCCTTTCTTTGCCTAAGGATAAGAAGATTTTGGGCCATGTGGTTGAGAAGGTTGGTGAGATTTTTTATCGTCCGTTTGATGGGATTTTTACGCAGGATCTTGTGTTCCCTTACAAGGTGTCGATGGGGAACCGCTGGAAGCAGTGGAAAGAGATATCTGTCGTTCGTTCCAAGCAAATATAAATGTACTGAGCAATGAGTTTTTGATGTGTTGGATTTAATATGAGCAAATTACCCTTTATAAAGAGTGTTCCGCAGGATCTTATTGATTCGCGGATATTCAAATTCGAAGTGACTCTTCCTTCGATGTTCGAGCATTTCTGTGCTCAGTGTAATGTTGTCTTTGATCCTAATTTGATTGCGTGCCCTCAGTGCCAGAACAATCAATTAGAGAAACGAAATAAGACCATTCGTGTTGATCTTTTAGCGAATGTGTCACTCGACTACGATACGGTTGAGCATCAATTGGCCGACATTTCCTCAGAATTAGCGTTCTGGTCGGCTGTTTATGCAGAAGCCAAGTACCGTACTAATATTCTGGAAAGAATGGTGAAAACCGCAAGGGCCACCGCTCATGAACAGATATTAGATGCCGCTGCGAAAGATGGTGTCCGTCTGGCCCAAGACGCCATCAAAACACTGGTAGAGAAGGACGAACGTGTTAACCGTGCAGAACTTCAACATGCTCAATCCCATATGGTTGCGAGCAAGATGTTCTACATGATTGAAGCGATTCGTATGAAGGCTGATTTGGGCCGTACACTTACTAGTTTGAAACGTTCTGAAAGTTCTGGGAGTTAATGAGTTATGAGTTATGATCTCGATGCCATGCGGAAAAAAGTCAATGCACTCAAATCTGGTCGCCGTAGCGATCCGGATGAGTTCCGACCCGCGAAAGCTGATGCTGGAAAGGAATTGAAGTACCGTTTCTATATCCTTCCGCCCTACCAAGAAAATGATCCGCTGCGTGGAACCCCGGCTTCCCATAGCTTGGATACGTTCTTCTTGCCTTATGGTATTCACTTCGGTCTTTGCAAGCCGCCGCAGCCATGCCCTCGGGTTTGCGATGGCGGCACATGTCCAGTGTGTCAACACGGCTTCGATCTCATGAAAGAAGCTGCTGATGACCGTGCTGCAAAGAGTGCGATTGGTCGTGAATGGATGCCAGCCGACTACAAAGTCGTCAACATTTACTTCCCTGTCGGACAAGGTAATGGCTCCGATTTGGAAGGCCGTGTCATGTTCTACAAGGCTCCACGTACGTGTTTCGACATTTGGGTGGAGGCTCTTGAACGAACCGGTCCTGGCGATTCGCTTGATCCGCAAGCTTATGGGGCGTTCTTTGATGAGAACGCGGCGTTCATGTTTCAGCTTTCTTGTAAAGTCAAGGGACAGAACAACACCTATGAGTCTTCGGGTTTCTTGGCTAATGGTGGAACTCCGACCGCAATGTCTGATGCTGCTGGTATTCAGCAAATTCTGTCCTCGCGGTTCGATCTCACTACCAAGGTCGATTTTCCGAATATTGAATCTCTCAACAAGGTTGCTCAGAACTTGATCAACGGTGTTGAAGATGATGGATTCGGGACCCCGGCTGCTCCAATGGCTGCTGCCCCGGCTGCGGCCACTGTAGCTCCCGTTCCGGCACAACCAGCTGTTGCGGCTCCCGCGGCTGCTGTTGTGGCTCCCGCGGCTGCTGTTGTGGCTCCCGCGGCCGCTGTTGTGGCTCCCGCGGCTGCTGTTGTGGCTCCCGCGGCTGCTGTTGTGGCTCCCGTTCCGGCACAACCGGCTGTTGCGGCACCTGTTGCGGCACCTGTTGCGGCACCTGTTGCGGCACCTGTTCAGGCTGCTCCGGTCGCGGCACCAGCTGCACCAGCTGCACCAGCTGCACCAGCTGCACCAGCTGCACCAGCTGAAGTGGTCCAAGCTGCCCCGGCTCCTGTCGCGGCACCAGCTGAGACAGTCCAGCCTCCAACTGGAGGCGGAGACGACGTGATGAACGAAATCGAAAGTATGCTTGAGGGATTCTCAAATTAGCATGTTGCCAGGAACCCATCTGTTAATAGATGGTAAGAACATCCTCTACCGGGCTATCTTCGTTAGATCGAAGGACAGTCCGGTAGAGGTTTTCTTTCGTATCATACAGAAGTCGATTAGAACGGCGAATGCCACCTCTTTTCATATCTTCTGGGACTGTCCAAGAAATGAGACTTGGCGTAGAAAACTATATCCACCATACAAAGCCAACCGCAAAGAAAGCGACCCCGAAATTGGCGAAGCAATCGGTATCAACTTACAAGTGTTGAAAAAAGTGATACCAGTCCTAGGCTTCCGCCAATACTACTGTGACAAGCTCGAAGCTGACGACCTTGTTTACGCTTTCGCCGCGTTGTTCCATCCTACTGACCTCGTGGTCCTCTCATCTGACCACGATTTATTGCAGATCCCGTTCAGATTCCTGAATGCTCGGCAGCTCAAACCAGCAGGGGATTTCTACGAGAAGCCTCTCTGCAACCCGGTTCTGCAAAAGTGCTTAATGGGAGACAAATCGGACAATATTGAAGGCTATAGGGGAATCGGGCCAGTAAGAGCTGAAAAGATGCTTCAATGTCCAAATAAATTGCATGAATTCGTTTCTGCTGATCCCCGCACCTTCTTGTTCAATATGAACATTGTGGATTTATCCCTTTGTCCATATCAGATGCGGGCTCAGTATACCGTTCTGAATGGTATCCAAGAGGAAACTAAATTCGATCTCAATGCTGCGAGAGGCATTTTAGGCCAATATAATATGTATCCGGCCTTGCACGAGCTAGATTGGTCAGTTTCTAATGAGGAATAATCATGGCAGTCCACACAGTTTACGTCAAACCAACGCTTATCGACTCCAACGGTAACGTCGTTGACAAAAACGATCCCGCCACCACTATCCAGCAAGTAGCTCTTGCTGCCGAGACAGATATGCGGGTTATCCCAGATCCGTTGATCCCGAGTTCTGTGAACTCACCTAACATCGAGGATTATCTCGCGTTAGAGGATCTGGCTGGTTTTTCACCAGTTTCAGTTCTCAACACAATGATCGTGACAGAGAACTAATATGGCCCAGTACGACGATTACGTACCACAATCGCGTCTGGCCCAATGGCGAGAAGAGAATATTCCACCACATTGCCCAATTCTGGGCCATGAGGAATTAATTCCTGTCGTCGATCATGATCATAAATCCGGTAGGATTCGTGCAGTTGTGTCTTCTGAAGGCAACGCTCTACTTGGAAAGATCGAGAACTTCCATAAGTCTCGATGTATCCACGGTAAATGGGACCTTCCGACAGTTCTACGTGCTATGGCGGACTATCTCGAACGTGACCAAGGTCCTCTACATCCTGTTGGTACCCGGCAGCTAACGAAACGCTTCGGGAGAGGCAAGAAACCTGATCAAGTGGCTATACTTGAGAGCGTTGGTGCGACAGAGTCCGAGATTGAGGCTTGCACCAATAGTAAAGATCGGACAAATCTTTATCGTTCTAAGATCGTGAAATGATCTTCTTACAAAGATAAGAATGATAAAACAGCATTTTTCCATCTAGGTGAAGTTATGGCTTGTTGCGGTGGAAGTAAAAGACCTCTTCGCGTTCAAATTACCCCTCAGACTGCTAATAATCAGGCAGTATCTCCACAGGCCGTGAATCTAAAACCGCCTTCCACTATGCGTGTCTTTGTAAATAATCAAAAGACAGGCGAACGTACGTCGGTCCCACGAGCTGTTAGACGGCCCGACGCTGAGAAGTGCCCCCTCTGCCAGCATACAGTTATGATGACCCGTGTTGGCGGAAGGCCCCGGAAACAATGCACGAATTTCTCTTGTCGCCATATTATCCAGTAATAGCATTCTTTTTCGTCGCTCTAGCGACCGAAGCTATAATTGAGTTAGTAAAAGACTCAGATATCAGTCACGCCCTGATTCATTCTAGAATCACTCCCAGGTACGCAGAGAATCCAGTGTGGTACAACTGGACTCTGTATAAGTGGATCACCTGTGGGCAATGCATGAGTGTCATTTACTCTATCCCAGGTGCATTGCTATTATCTTGGGCTACCAATTGGTTATTGCTGCCTATTATTCTGTTTGCACTTCAGAGGACCACCAATTGGCTAAATACTTCGTACAAGCTGCTGCATCGCGGTAGAGTTACAGCTATCGAACTTGTGTCACCATTGGTCAGTTTCGGACAAGAAATGAACGAATATAACCCCGAAGCCCTGCTAAGTCAGGCACGTGAACGTGAATTTCGACGAGGATCTGAAGAAGTTACTATCATCAGCTCTCTCGCTGATGTGAAACGAATCATCAAAGTTCTCAAAGAACGTAAGCCTGGATCTGGTCGAGTAGTGAGTCTCAACGTGGGTGAACAAGAATTCCATGTTAATACCTCGACCGACCATCCACCTTACATGGAAATCATTAAGGATGCTATTCTTGGTGCAGATCAAGAAGAAGCTCCACCTTCGTCTATACCAATCAATGAAGGTGAGAGTATTATACCACTCAGGATAGGTGAAAATTCAGCCGTCAATTCATTCATTAAGAAGTGCACGGGCGGCGAACGAGATGGTGACCGTATTAAATGGGTCGTGGGCGACTCTACTTACTTTTATGATCCGATTGCGGACCGGTTGACCATGGCGGACAATGATTAAGCTCACTGATGAACGATATCAAACCAGCATGTCATACTCAATCAATCCTCACATACGTTCCACTCTACGGCGATTATCTTGTTTGGTCGAAGTGGTTTAGCACGTGGCACGGATTTCTCATAGATTATCGTCAACCGAGTGATTGCACTTTCATGATCGCGGGGCTTCCTGCATTATTGGTGCGTACAGACGGGATCGGCAAATCAATACAGAAACTGAACCTTGAAGAACTTCGTAATTCAAGAGGTGGCAGATTCACAATCATAAGGCATTCACATGAGCACAGTCTCCCAATCTGGTTTGTATAAAGCCCCCGAGATCTCGGATCTGGCACCGGGTTCACCTTTGTACGGTCAGAATGTCTTTTTCATTAAACCCTACAAACCGGGCTTGTCGATTTTTGCCCTATTGGGTGAAAATGTAGATGTAACTTTACAGATCGCGGATTGGGGTGGTAATATTATTACCAACCTAGAAGAATTACATATGAAGGCATTGTCTCTCAATGAAGGTTTCATACCTATTGCCTCCACTTCAGGAATCAATAAGTACCAAATGTTCTTCGACGCAGATCTAAACGTAGTTGACTTCGTGGAGCCGAAGGGGCAATTTATTAGTCCTGGAATGTTGGATCAATTGTTAAAAGGCCATTTTTCCACCCAAAAACTATTGGGTAAAGGAGCATTGGACCAGTCTTCAATTGATGAAATGTCAAATCAACATGAAGAATTAATTCTCAAACCGTCGAACAAAACGTTCATCAACGGCGATACATCAAGGCCACTTTATGCCAGAATACATCAACCCGTGGCCGCACACAGTTGAATTAATGGGTCCCGCAGGGGAACGGATTCGACTAAAAGGCAAAGCACGAAAACATCTGGATGAATATTACGAGAGATACACAGCTCGTGGATATATTGAACGAGTAGATGAATCCAGCACTCCATCCAATGTAATTGTTCCTAGAACCAACAGTTCTATTAATACCCCAGTGAATCACCTCAAACTGGGTTCTAAGCCACGAGTTCAACGACAGAACGATATCCAACAAAGAATCAACGCACACAAAACCACTCCAATCAAGACTCCCGATGTACCTCAACCATCGGTCAAGCAAACACCAACCTCAACACCCAAAACAACGCCTACCAAGGCCCCAAGAGTCCACACAAAGCCCACAAGCAACTCCGAAGCAGTAGAAGTCGTCCCGACCAACAAAGGTATACGTCGCCAGCCCGTTGTCCATGACAAACGTCCCACCATCCACAAACATCGCCCTGGCGGGATCTACAAAGGTCGCAAGAAAACTGAAAAACAGTTAGTCGGAAAGATCGTATCGGGCGATGCGACTCAGATCTACAAAGAAAACAACGCCAAAGCACCATACCGAATCAGCAACGGTATCGCAATCGGCATACTCTCGTATAATCGCGGCAAATCGCTGCTGCGACTCGTCGAATCGATCAAAAGAACAATTGATCTGAACACGACTACTTTATTCATTTCAGATGATGCGAGTACCAGCAAACAGACACTCACTATCCTCTCTCAGATCGCAACCGATTCCCGCATAGTAGTAATCAAAAACTCCGAAAACGTCGGAATCTCCAGTAATTCCAACCGATTACTACGATGCATGTCTCGATTCGAGCACATGTTCATATGCAACGACGACATTGAATTCTTGCAACCCGGATGGATCGAATTCTACGTTCGTGGAGCAAAAGCATCGGGCTTCCACCATTTCTGCTACAGACAACCCAACGTTTACGGTGCCAAATTAGGGGAAGAAAAGAAATTTAGAAACATCCGCATGAACTATGTGCCCGATAAACCACATGGTGCCATGTTGTACATGTCGAACCACTGCCTCAAAAAGATCGGCTACTTCGACGCACAATATCAATTTTATGGCATGGAACACGTCGATTGGTCAATGAGACCATTAGAATTCAATCTGCAACCCGCAGGGTTTTACGATTTAGTAGGCAGCACTGAATACGTCAGAATCCACGCTGAAGCAACATCAGTCGACAGCAAAACAGAACACTACGTTCGTAATAAATCACTCTTCGAAAAACGAATCCCAAGAACCTATCATCCCCCATGCGAGCAATCCGTAGTCCCAAAGATCTCATACGTCATCCCATGTAGAGACGCTGGTGACCAAGGACGACAAGACAGTATCAAATCCGTAGTCAAAGGAGTAATCGGCCAATCTTTTCCCGAAATCGACATATGGCTAGTTGAGCAAGACTCTGAACAACGACTCAGTAGAGATGATTATCCATCGGTCAACTACTTGTTCGTAGGCGGCGAAGGCAACGACCTATTCAACAAGTCTAAAGCATTTAATCGTGCTGTCGCAAAATGCACCGCTGATTCAGTCATTCTTCATGACGCTGATATGTTATCTCGCGTTGACTATATTAGACGGACTTATGACTTACTCCAATCGCACGAATCAGTCCACATTTGCGGGCGTGTCATTTACCTCAACATGGAGTCTACGAATCGTGTGAACCGAGTAGGGTACGTCCCTGATGATGTGCAATTCGAACGCATCGTCGGTTACTTCGAAGGTGGCTCACTCGCATGCCGGATGTCTACTTTCTGGGAACGCGGTGCATTCAACGAAGATTTCTGGGGCTATGGCTGCGAAGACTGCGATTTCTATGCCAGAATCGGAAGCACACCATCATGGCTCTGTTCGACGGAATTCGACTTAGTCCACTTATGGCATGGTCGTGCTGCTGATTGGAACGACCATCATAATGACAATAAATCGATCGCATCTCGATTGAATAAAATGACAATCGAGCAACGTGTTCGTTTACAACACAAACAGTTGCACTCTCTAGGTTACGGTAAATACCTGAGTTAGAGAACAATCTAAAAATCGGGTAAATCATGAAAAGAATAATGTTGGTTCATCGACCAGGTGGTGCTTTTGGCTACATTACCGATAGCTGGGCTAACACTCTTCGTTCTGCTGGGCATAAAGTGCAACGTTGGGACGGACTGATTGAGTCATGGAAAGTGTTCTCGCCCGATCTTTATATCGGATCATCAGGACACCGACAGCCCGTTCCCAAAGACCCAAGCTGCAAATTCGCAATGCACGTCAATCCTTACGGACCAATGGATTGCGGGGCCATCAATGAATCAGCCGATTCGATCCAATATATTCGAGATATGAACCCGTCTCTCGTCTTTGGTTACGGATTCGAAGAAGACCGAGTGTATTGGCAATACTGGAAAGAAAAGCTTGGAATCCCATGGTGCCCAATGCCCACCGGGGCTGATGCTACGATCTTCAAGCGAACAGCTCCACCAGAACATCGTGCCCTCGCAGCCGCTTATATTGGTGGTCGTTGGGCCTACAAAGCCAAAAGCATTGACGCATACCTCATTCCAATGATCAGGCACGTCGCTCCTTACAATTACAAAGTCGAAATCCACGGTTGGGGAGAGTGGCAAGACGGGTTAAGCCACGGTATACTTCCCGAAGACAAAGTCACACCAACGTTCAACCGGGCTCAAATCGGCCCATGCATTTCAGAGCCACATACTCAGAAATGGGGATTTGACTTGCCAGAACGTGTTTGGAAGGTAGCCGCTTGCGGTTGTTTGCCGATCCATGATCCAGTTCCTACTCTGCATCGGCTTCTTCCAGATTTGCCAATGGCTAGAAATCCCGAAGAATACGCTGGTATCCATTTGCATTACATGGTGAAGACAGATGAACGGATCGAATTGGCAGATCGAATCCACAAGCAGGTTATGAACAACCATACTTACCACCATCGCCTAGCTACGCTGTTTAATGCGTTAGGATGGCATAAAGAAGCAACGGATCTAGTAGCAAATGTCCCTAGTAACTGATAAATTCGTATTTGCTCATCTGCCGAAAACTGGCGGACAGCATATACGAAGAGTCATTCAAGAGCTTGGGATCACTGGCGAAGAAGTCTGCCAACACCATGCTTCATCATTCGCGATGCCCAAGAGGGGCATCAATCTGCCGACTCTTATCAGTATCCGGCACCCAGTGACTTGGTATCAATCTCGTTGGTACCATCGCATTAGAATAGGCTGGATGCCGTTGCACCCCATAGACTGGGAATGTGCCTCAAATGACTTTAACCAGTTCGTACAGAATGTGATGGACTACGATCCAAACGGTCGTCTGACAAGTCTCACCAAGCTTTTTCTATACAAGAAAAGGAATCAACGAGTAGAGCACATCATCAAAAACGAACAATTGACTGACGGATTGTTCAGATTTCTCATCAAAATGGGTTACGACGTAACACGAGAACAAATAAACAATGTTCCACGGACCAATACGTCTGGAAAAATCGGCCAAACTGCAAAAGACGTGGCTATCTATAAGCCGGAGATTTTAAAGCAGCTGTTGGAAAAAGAATCGTGGTTAATCAATGAATTCTATGATGGGATTACTGATCCCAGTATCCTAACTGATCAATTTGTAGTGTAGAATTCCGGTCTTTCCAAGTCCGATATCCCGACGTCTCTTCACTCAAATCGTGCTCACATATCACATTACTGTTGATAAGATTTAAGAGCCCATGCTTCACGGATTCATTGCACAACCATCCGTCGTCATCGTTATACATCCTACATCCTATGAATCCGCCAATGTGGTTGTAGAATAGATTGTTGACGAGCATTAAACATCCGGCTAGGGATGAATTGAAATAAACGTCTTGCTTGATTCTTGTCATCTCGTTCCAATTGTGCATCACGAGATTCTTCTTTTCCAATTGCTTAGCCCATATTCTACCTTTTTGCTCCAAGGCCGGGCATATGATACCTATTTGGTATCCTTCTTCTGACATACTATTGGCACAGTAGATTAGGTCATCGATCCCATTTTCAGGGACAATCACATCAGGGTCCATGGTGATGAACCATTGACCCTGTGGGGTTTTGGACCAATGCCTTCTGATAGAGGTCGGCTTGCCAAGATTCTCACTGTTGCGAATAATCTTTATTCCAAGATCTTCTTGTGCCCAGCGAAGTTGTTCATCGATCTTACCTTGTGAGTTGTCGATGATGTAGATAGGTTGGCGTGTAGCTCTAACCACACTAGTAACACACCTCTCGAATGTTTTCGGGCGGTGATAACTAGTTAAGACAATTGGGACGGGGCTATGCGTAAGTGATTTGTCCCAAGTTCTGCAGGTTGTCAAGTTGACCCACACTGATTCGCTGAAGCTCCACTGTCATTGTGCTACCGGAAGTCATCTGGTACAAGCCGTCTTCTTGCGGACGAATCGTGCTTTGCGGATTCGATTTCCGAGGATCAATCGCGTTGACCATAACAGAAACGACTTGACTAGTTGTATTTGTGATTCGAACGAGTGTGGTGTTAGCCATGAGTAAGCCTCGATTAACAGTGGCGTGTTGTGTGTCCAATATTGAAGCTTTTCAAGCTTGCGTGCTGGAATCTATTTCATGTTTGCGTGAAGACTTGGACATCAATATAATACCTATCTATAATGAGGGGAATGTCTATTCTGCGTCTATAGCTGCCAACATCGCTTTAGAAATATGCAAAGACAGATTCCTATTATACGTGCATCAAGACGTAAAATTCAAACCGTCCTCATCCAAAAAACTAGCATCAATAATAAAGAATTACCCAGACAACGTAGCATTAGTCGGTGCTGCCGGTATACGAGACACAATTTACCCAGAACTGCTCGGCAAATGGGGTCTCAATGACATCCCAAACGCCACAGTCGGAAACATCTACGACCAAGACAACAACCCGACTTGGTCTGGCTCTAAAGGCTTCCACTTAGTCCAAAGCGTCGACGAAGTCTTCATGCTAATCGACAGAAACTCCGGCCTACGCTTCGACCCAAGCTGGCAAGGCTTCCATCTCTACGGGCTTGACTACTGCCTCCAAGCTAGATCTACTGGATACCAATTGGCTGCCGCCGACTTCGATATTCAGCATTGCGGACAATACTCCGCCAGTCTTTACCAAGATTCTAGTTTCCTTGGCAGACTAATACAACTTCATAAGAAATGGGGTATGCGATTCACTCAACTCTGTGCTCCATACTGCCAATGGGACGACGGTCGAATCGTTAGCTACATCCCATTCGGCATGAAAGACCAATTCAATCAACGTATCGACGTCCCACGATTTGCTGTAACAATCAAGAACTCTCAATATTCATGATCGGCATCTCTTTGACATAATTTATCTCTTCGTCATAATTAACTAGAATTCCATTTTTAACATATTTTATGTCTCTGTTTTTAAAATAGTCAATCATGTGTTATGCGGCATCCTTATTGAAATGTTCTTCTCGATGACAATTCGCACAAAGCAAGTCACATTTGTCCAGTTCTTTTTTGATTTTGGCCCACGATCGTCCCTTAAACTTGTTCCATACTCCATCTTTTTGGGTGGGATCTCTGTGATGAAAGTCAAGAGATGCGTAGCATCTGTCGTAGTCACATTTTTGACACTTCCCGCCTTTATATAAGACGGCCTTAACCTTGTTTGCAACGGATTTGGCAGCTGCGATAAATCTTCTCTGTTCTATGAATTTAGGATCGGATTTTCTCTTTTCATCGAACTTTTTCCGAGCTTCGGGGTCTTTGTAAGGCATAATATTTTCCGGGGTGATGGATCTTTTACTTATTATCAACCGAGATTTAGCTTTGAACGTCGTCATACTCCACCATCCCAATAGCTTGAATCTAATTCGCTTGAAGGACTTCCGATCTCGACGGGTCAATATAACCCATATTAATTGTGGATTAACACACGCTTACAGGGACGGTCTGTGCGAATCAGACTTCTTCCCAGGTTATGCTTCTTACAACTCCATATTGTTCGAAACCAGCTGCATCCTTACGATGTGGGAACATGCAGATGCCCTATTCGACGATAGCCCAATCATGGTCTTGCACACTGACATTACGCCGAAATTCCGGGTTGTGGAAACCATAGACTACCTCGAACAATTTGAGTCATTCGCCTGTGGCGTCACCGTACCAAGCTACCATGCAGATAAGCATGACGAATTGGTTATTGAGGACACTGATGCCTATCGAGCTAGTGTCGACCCTTGGAGATTGATGAAATTCGATGGTATAGTTGATATCTGGGAT